GAGTGCGATGCTATGGCAGCTTACGAGTTGCTGGGTTCTAAGTGGCCTGTGGTATCTGTTAAGAATGGAGCGCAGGGCGCAGAGAAGGATGTTAAATCTCAAATAGAATTTCTTGAGAAGTTTGACAACATCGTGATCTGCTTTGATGCCGACAAGCCCGGACAGGAAGCAGCGAAGAAGGTTGCGCGTCTGCTCAAGCCTAACAAGGCTAAGATTATGGTCATGCCTGATGGTCATAAAGATGCCAATGATATGTTGCGTAAGAATCAGCACGGCTCTTATGTTAATTCTTGGTGGAATGCTAAGACTTACACGCCTAGTGGTGTGATGAATGTCAGTGAGAATAAGGACAAGTATCACAATCGTGTAAAGAAGAAAGCTATTCCTTATCCTTGGGAAGGGCTTAACAAAAAGCTTGAAGGCTTACGCACAGGTGAGTTGGTTCTTGTTGCAGGAGGCACAGGCTTGGGCAAGACTGCTGTTACACGCGAACTAGAACACTGGCTTATAAAGCAGACAGAAGACAACATAGGCATCGTCGCCTTGGAGGAAGATTGGACTCGCACAGTGGATGGTATACTATCTATTGAGGCCAACGCTAAACTACACATTGATCGAATCAGGGAAGAACACTCAAAAGAAGAACTAGACATTCTTTTTGATGATCTCTTTATAGACAATGACAACAACGACAGGGTGTGGATACACGCACACTTTGGCTCCAATGATATTGATGGCATCTTTTCTAAGCTGCGCTATATGATTGTGGGCTGCGAGTGTAAGTGGGTTGTTATAGATCACCTACACATGATGGTGTCTGCAACCTTGGAAGGCGATGAACGCCGATCCATTGACTCCATTATGACTAGGCTACGAAGCCTCGCAGAGGAGACAGGAGCGGGGCTTATACTGGTTTCTCACCTAAGACGTATAGATGGTAACAAGGGCCATGAAAAGGGCGCAGAGACAGATCTGAGCCATCTCAGGGGCAGTCAATCTATCGCACAGCTATCTGACTGTGTTATAACCTTAGAAAGAAACCAGCAAGCTGATGATCCTGTGGTAGCATCTACTACCCGTGTGCGTATCTTGAAGTCTAGATACACAGGGGATGTAGGGATCGCTACCTATCTACAGTATGACAAGGATACTGGAAGACTCAACGAGGTTGATGATACTGACATAACCTTTGAAGAAGAGACAGGGTTAGCCTTTGAATGAAGATACTATTTGACATAGAAACTGATGGCTTAGATGCCACAAAGATATGGTGTCTAGTAGCACAAGAGGTAGATACAGGAGAGGTCTGGGCGTTTGGGCCTGATGATATTGAACAGGGAGTAGAGCTTCTTAACAAAGCCTCACAACTCTCAGGGCATAACATCATTGGCTTTGACATACCAGTGCTTGAAGATCTGACCTCATTTAAACTAGGCGAACAGAAACTAATAGATACGCTGGTGCTTTCCCGGCTCTTTAACCCAGTACGTGAAGGCGGTCACAGCCTAGCAGTGTGGGGGCAGAAGCTAGGACTTGGCAAGATAGACTTTAAGGAGTTTGATTGTTACAGCCCTGAGATGATGACCTACTGTAAGCGTGATGTTGCCTTGAACGTGAAGGTCTACAAAGACTTACAACGCGAAGGCGTAGGCTTTGATCCTAGATCTATGGCCTTAGAAACTGAGGTGGCTAGTATCCTCAAGGATCAAGAGCGCACAGGCTTTTACTTTGATGAGTACGCAGCGACAATGTTACTCGCTCTAATGCGTGAGAACATGGCTGATAAAGAAGCAGAGGTTGCTAAGGTTTTTAAACCTAAGATGGATGAGCGTATCATTTACCGCAGGGAGAAGAAGTCTGGCGGCTTGTCAAAGACAGGTAGCTGGGATACCTTCAATGGGCCGGGAGTCAGGCTTAGAGATGAGGAATATGAGGAGCTGTCTAAACCCGCAGCATTCACAACGACTAGAATAACTCAGGTTGACTTCAACATAGGATCACGTAAGCAGGTAGGAGAGTACCTGATTGAGTTTGGTTGGAAGCCTACGGAGTTTACTGTTAACGGTAGACCTATTGTGAATGAGAAAACTTTGTCGCTTATAAACGACATACCACAGGCAGAGCTTATAAAAGACTACCTGATGTATCAAAAGCGTGAGGCACAGATTAAGTCTTGGATCAACGCTGTGAAAGAAGACGGTAGAGTACATGGCTATGTAATACCTAACGGTACTATCACAGGCCGCATGACCCACCGTGAACCTAACATGGCACAAGTACCTAGCTCTAACTCGCCCTACGGTAAAGAGTGCAGAGCAGTATGGACTGTACCCAAGGGTTACAAGCTGGTAGGTATAGACGCTAGTGGTCTTGAGTTACGAATGCTTGCACACTATATGGAAGATGAGGACTATACAAATGAAATCATTAACGGTGATGTCCACACAGCTAATCAAAGACTTGCGGGACTTGAATCAAGAAATCAGGCTAAGACATTCATCTATGCCCTCTTATACGGAGCAGGAGATGAAAAGCTTGGCAGTGTGGCAGGAGGAGGTAGAGACACTGGTGCAGGACTTAGACAATCTTTCTTCGATAATCTACCATCATTCACTGCTCTTAAAAACAAGGTTGCAAGAGCGTCAACAAGAGGCTACCTCAAGGGGTTAGATGGGCGCAAGCTGTTTGTACGTTCAGAACACTCAGCACTTAACACGCTGTTACAGGGTGCGGGTGCTATTGTTATGAAGCAAGCCTTGGTAATGTTTGACAAGGCTTTATCAAACAATAAGCTAGATGCTAAGTTTGTTTGTAATGTACACGATGAATGGCAGGTAGAGGCTTTGGAAGCACACGCAGAGCAGGTAGGTATGCTGGGTGTTGATGCTATCATAGCCGCAGGTAAACACTTATCACTCAACTGTCCACTAGACGGGGAATACAATGTCGGAAGAAACTGGTCAGAAACCCACTAACCCTACTAATCCTAAGAATGGTGAGTACATTTTTGAAGATGGAGAATGGTGGTACATAAATGCCCATGACAAAAATAGACGTAGGGCTATTGCGGCACAGAACATTCAGAACACAAGAATGTGGGTAGACGGTAATTACATTTCTAAGTCCCACCCACTACATAAACCCGGACGATACAAAGGATTTACTGACGCAGCGTTTAGTTCCCTAGATAACTACGAGAGATCTACAGAGGGTGAAGTATATATTATATACAACCCTGCATTTCCCGGCTGGGTTAAGGTTGGAATGGCTGTTGATTCCCAAGATAGATTAAAGCAATATCAAACATCGTCACCCCACAGAGACTATGAGATTGTAAAATCCTATAAGGTATCTAACAGGCGTGAATCTGAAGCTAAGGCCCATAAAGCTTTAACTATAGAAGGCCGTGGGCGTAAAGGTGAGTGGTTTTACATGGGGTCTAATGTAGCCGTTACAGAACTTGATAAACTATTCGATATTGGAGGGCAGTTTGAACTCTTCTAAAGATCTAGACAATCTAGTACCTGACATCTACGCAAAGCTGGATGCTCTTTCACAGGGTCTACCTCTAGAGTTCTCTGACGATCTCATAGAAGACTTTGGAGAGCGTATGAAGGCTGCACTAGTCCACTGGGCAGAGCCGCACAAGCAGTCCAAGGGCTTGCGTATGAGCAACATAGGTAAGCCTGCGCGACAGTTGTGGTATGAGTCACGCAGAGACTTAGATGAACCCTCTACTATGCACCCACACATGCACATTAAGTTCCTGTACGGTCATCTGCTTGAAGAGGTGTTGCTTCTTCTAGTAAAGATGGCTGGGCATGACGTAACAGATGAGCAGAAAGAAGTAGAAGTTGATGGTATCAAGGGACACATGGACTGTAAGATTGATGGTGAAGTTGTTGATGTAAAGACTGCCTCCAACTACGCCTTCAGAAAGTTCTCTGAGGGAACGCTTGCAGTAGATGATCCCTTTGGGTACATGGCTCAGTTAGCAGGCTATGAGGCGGCAGAGGGAACGTCTGAAGGTGGTTTTCTAGCCATCAACAAGGAGTCAGGTGAGCTTGCACTACTAAGACCGGGGGATCTGTCTAAGCCTAACATTAGTACAAGAATAAAAACACTAAAAGACATGCTCACTGTTGACAAACCTCCTTCCCGCTGCTATACTGATGTACCTGACGGTAAAAAAGGTAACATGCGTATAGCCACAGGCTGTAATTATTGTGCCTTCAAGAATGATTGTTGGTCAGATGCTAATGATGGTGTGGGTCTTAGAGCTTTTAAATACTCAAATGGTTTAAAGTACTTCACTAAAGTTGTATCTGAACCTAGAGTAGAGGAGTTAACATGAGTCCTAAGATTTGTAAACGTATTAGCAGACAGACTGATAAAGTTCTAGTCGAGTGGTTGAAGACTTTGATCCCTGAAGAAGATCACAGTAAGTTAGATACCTCTAACATCTATCAGTATCTTCCTCCTTCAGATTATTTCTACACAAATAAAACCCTACGCCTTAGCTTCTACAGCCCTAAGTGGGTGCGTAAGAACATTAAGAAGCTTGTTAAGCTTGGTCATGCTGTAGAGGATATTAATATGAATCTACTAGAGCGAGTAGCAAAGCATCAGTACTAAAAAGAAAACTGGTTGGCGCAAGCCTAGAGTACCTAGACCTAAGAAATACTTGAAGCCTGATGGTAGTAAGTATGATTCTATATGGGAAGCTGTGCTGCATGAATCAATACTTAAAGATTGGGATCATCATACAGACTATGTTTCATATGTTATTGAGCATAAGTATGAGCCTGACTTTGTTAGAAAGATCGGCAGGAAGAAGATCCTTCTTGAATCTAAGGGTAGGTTCTGGGACTTCGCAGAGTACAACAAGTATGTGTGGGTAAAAAAGATCTTACCTAAGAACACTGAACTGGTATTCTTGTTCGCTAACCCATCAGCCCCCATGCCGGGAGCCAAGCGTCGCAAGGACGGTACTAAAAGATCACACGGCGAGTGGGCTACAGCTAACGGGTTCAGGTGGTTTAGTGAGGATAGTATCCCTGACAGTTGGATTGATAAGGCTGCAAGGAATACTGAAGAGTTTAGAAGACGTAATGATAAGATTAACTTGGAGATGCAATGAAGAGTATTGATGACGCAACACCAGAAGAGTGGAATAAACTTAATAAAAAGAAGTCTTGGGTAGATCATGTAATTGAGCAAGAAGATCAACATAATAATCACCCTGTCTTTGGTGAAAACATACCTGATAACAGTACTAAGTTTGATTCAGTTAGCAAGCCAGCACACTACAACAACGGCAGCATGGAATGCATTGATGCAATAGAAGGCATGCTTAATCACGATGAATACATAGGTTATCTGCGTGGAAACTCTTTAAAGTACCGCTGGCGCTATCGCTATAAGGGTAAGCCCATAGAAGACTTGTGTAAAGCAGAATGGTATGAAGATCGTTTGAAGAACTATTTGTTGAGGCACCCCAGTGAGCAGCTACGATAGAAAGGCAGAGCGTATAGAAAGGTTCCATAAAAAGAACAAAGCTAAAGATAAGAAACAAAACAAAGCACGTACACGTAGCTACAGGCAGTCTCAACTAAAAGAAAAGGATGACTTAGATGACATTAAAGATTGGCAAGCAGGATTATTTAGGGATACAGATTGACTATGATAGAGAAGAACTGCTTGATACTTTTTCTTTAGAGACACTCAAAGACCGCTACTTTTGGGGAGATGAGACACATGCACAAGAAGCCTTCGCAAGAGCGTCCGTCTTTGGTGCAACGTATCAAGGATATACTGACTACAATCTTGCACAGCGACTTTATGGTTACGCAAGCAAGGGCTGGTTCGGTTTTAGCACTCCTATACTTAGTAACGGGGGAACCTCGCGTGGCCTCCCTATTAGCTGTTTTCTCAATTATGTTCCTGATTCAAGGCGCGGCCTCTCTGATCACTATGATGAGAACATATGGCTGGCAAGTGGAGGTGGAGGCTTGGGTGGATATTGGGGTGATGTTAGAAGTAATGGCGTTTCAACTTCTAACGGTAGTCAGTCTACTGGTAGCATCCCTTTCATGCACGTAGTTGACAGTCAGATGCTTGCCTTCAACCAAGGCGTAACAAGGAGAGGCTCTTATGCTGCTTATATGGACATTACTCACCCAGAAGTTGAAGAGTTCATCGCTATGCGGAAGACTACTGGCGGTGATCTTAATCGTAAGTGTCTTAACCTACACAACGGAATTACAATAACAGATGACTTTCTTGCTGCTGTAAGAAACGATGACCAATGGCGACTGATAGATCCTAAATCTAAACAAGCAATCAAAACTTTAGATGCTAGAGACTTATGGTGGCAGCTAATATACACAAGAGCAGAGACAGGTGAACCATACATAGTAAACCTAGACCGCTGTAACGAGGCTCTACCGCAGTCTCAGAGGGACATGGGACTACAGGTGCATCAGAGTAACTTATGTTCTGAGATCACGCTACCTACCAGTGAAGAGCGTACAGCAGTGTGCTGCTTGTCTAGTGTTAATCTAGAGTATTTTGATGAGTGGAAAGAAGACGATGTGTTTATTAGTGATCTAATTACAATGCTTGATAATGTATTAGAACACTTCATTGATAACGCTACAGATGGAGATCATGCGTGGCATTGGTATGATACCTTCGAGGAGTTTAGTAAAGATGTTAAACAAGATAAAACAGGCTTTGCGAAAGCCGCTTATAGTGCATATAGAGAACGGGCGATTGGTCTTGGAGCGATGGGTTTTCACAGTTACCTTCAACGTAATGGAATCCCTTTTGAAGGAATGTACGCCGCCAGCTTCAACAATAGAGCTTTTAAACTCATCAAAGAAAGATCTCAAATTGCTTCCCAAATTTTGGCTAGAAACCGTGGGGAGGCTCCTGACATGGTTGGTAGTATCTGTCGTAATTCCCATCTGCTTGCTATTGCCCCTAATGCTAGTAGTAGTATTATATGTGGTGGAACAAGCCCTTCTATTGAGCCTACAAGGGCTAACGTATTTACGCACAAAACTCTTACGGGATCATACAAAGTAAAAAATAAATATTTGGAGGAGTTACTTGAGAAGAAAGGTATTAACAACGAACAAACGTGGAAAGATATTTCTGCTGCTGAAGGCTCTGTTAAAGACTTGGAAGAACTCACGGAAGAAGAAAAGGAAGTATTTAAAACAGCGCCTGAACTTAATCAGATTTGGATCATCGAACACGCCTACCAGCGACAGAAGTACGTCTGCCAAGCGCAGTCAGTAAACCTGTTCTTTGAACCACCGCCAGCTACTGCACCACAGGAGGTACATGATGAGTATTTGGAATATGTTAATCATGTTCATTGGACAGGAGCTAACAAACTCAAATCTATGTATTACCTGCGAACTACAGCGGCTAGAAATACAGAGAATGTTAACATTAAAATCCCAAGAATTAACTTAGAAGAGGAGTGTCTAAGTTGTGAAGGATAAAATAAAAAAAATTAAAGACATTATAGACTACTACGATCTGGCTGAAGATGAACGTAGATTAGAATTAAGAATATATAAAGTAAGATGGATATGGTATCACACTATACTTGCTGTAGGACTAGGCTTTGTGATTTGGCTACTATACGAAATTAATAACAAACTTGGATTTTTAATATGAAGTTTAAAGCAGCAATGATGTGGTTCTATTACACATGGGAATCTTTTATGAATTTGAAATACAATCCGTTTAGGTTCATTGGAGATGTAAGTATGCAGATGTATTTAATGGTCGTACTATCTATCGCATGGTCTGCCAGTTTCTGTGGCCTAATAGCTGGCTGGTCAGGGATCATACCCTTAATATGGGGTCATGTTCTAACAGTGTTTGCATTTTTTATGACCTATGCTACGTTTAAAGATGCTGAGAAAAACAACTCAGCATGGTTGATGAGGTGGAAAGAAGACTATAATCTACTTTCTGTATTTAAACGCCGGGGCAAGAATAAAAATATTTGCCAGTGGGACTTGGAGAAAGAAGCATGAAAATACTATTAGCATTATCTTTACTGTTGTTTACAGCGTGTAGCACTACGTCAGGCGACGTTAGCAAGTGGAAAAACATGGGGCCTGATCAGGTTCACTGTAAAAAACATGAATTTAAAATGTGCAGCTACTACGGCGCACTTTATATTTGTGAATGTAGGTTGGCATGACGCAGCACCCAGCTTACAGAGCGCAGTTCTACATACAGGAACTTAAAAAGTATTCAACTTGGCCTGAATATCTGGCATACTACAGGGAGCAAGATGATAAGATAATGCAGTTCAGTCACTACTGTATGCAGATGTGGTCGAGCTACATGAATGACAAGATCAAGCAGAAAGAAGCGCCGCTTAGTTACAAGCAGTACATAAACAAGTACAAAGACTTATTGGAGGAGGGCTACAATGATAGACCCAAAGATTAGCGCCATGAAACGCCTGTACAACGCTGAAATAGACGTATACAAGGCAGAGGTGCAGAACTATCTAGATAATCCTGTGGCTGTGGGTGAGCATGGTAACTTGATTGAGACTATGGACAAGCTTGTAGGTAAGATAGCTGAAGCTGAAGACAAGCTTATTGTGTTGGAGACACACTTTGATGGGTAAGGTAATTAGTTTGATGCCTGAAGAAGCTACGGCTAACGAAGTTTTAGAGACTTGCAAAGATGAGTTTGAGCAGGTACTTATTATTGGCTGGACTAAAGAAGACCTTATGAGTGCCAAGTCTACGGCTAGTTTAGATATAAAAGATATTATATACATGGTTGAAGTATTTAAGTCTGTTCTTATTACAGCGGGACATAATGTAGAATGAGTGATGAACTAATACACCTTATAAGCGTTTGGGCTATGCAGCGTGGTATAGTTAATAACAGCACACCTCTTGCACAGTTTGCCAAGCTTGTGTCTGAAATAGGAGAGCTAGGAGATAACATAGCCAAGCAGCGTGATGTTACTGATGACATCGGAGACTGTTTGGTGGTGTTAAACACATTAGCAATTATGAACGACACCACCTTAGAACAATGCCTAAAGGTAGCGTATAATGATATTAAAGATCGTAAAGGACACATGAATAGTCATGGTGTCTTTATTAAAGAGGGAGATGTTGCATGAGCTTACTAGGAACTAGAGACTACTACAAACCGTTTGACCATCCTTGGATGTTCGACTACTACTCACAACAGAATCAGATGCACTGGTTCCCAGAGGATGTGCCGCTGCACAATGATGTGAAAGATTGGCAGACAATGACTGATGAGGAAAAGAACCTATTGACTCAGATATTCCGTCTGTTTACACAGTCTGATGTAGACGTAGGTGCTGGGTACGTTGACAGGTACATGCGTATCTTCAAAAAGCCTGAAGCGCGTATGATGATGTCTGCATTTGCGAATATGGAGTCCATACATCAACACGCCTACAGCCTACTATTAGACACTGTAGGTATGCCAGAGGTGGAATATAAGGCGTTTGCAGAGTATGAGGCTATGGCAGACAAGCATGACTATATTAACGCTGTAAAGGTTGCTAGGGGTGATAAGAAGTCTATTGCTAAAGCCCTCGCTATCTATTCAGGATTTACTGAGGGCTTGCAACTCTTTAGCAGCTTTATCATATTGCTAAACTTCCCTCGCTTTGGGAAGATGAAAGGTATGGGACAAATCATTACTTACAGTATACGCGATGAGTCTATGCACGTAGAAGCAATGACAAAGCTATTCAGGGAGTTCATGCAGGAAAATATTGACCTGTGGACTGATGACTTTAAGAAAGAAATATATCAGGCATGTCGAGAGATGGTTGACCTAGAAGATAGGTTCTTGGACTTGGTGTTTGAGCAGGGTGACATACTCGGCCTAACTAAGAAAGAGATGCAACAATACATCAGATATATTGCTGACCGTCGCCTGTTACAGCTAGGACTGAAGCCTAACTATGGGGTTAAAAATAATCCGTTGAACTGGCTTGACGATGTGTTAGGTGTGGAGCATCAAAACTTCTTTGAAGGCCGTGCAACTACCTACATGAAGGCTGGCTTACGTGGTGACGTTGGCAAAGTTTCCTTTAGTAAGGTTGCCTAAAATGGAGGGTAATATTATAAGCTTTAAAGTATTTGTAAACTCTAAGGGTCAGGTTATGAGTGAATATAGTAAACTGCCAGTTGAAAAGCTAGGCACTATATTTGAAGATGATGATATACCCTTAGTAAAAAAAATATTAAATGAAGTAGATACTAAAGTAGGATCACTACACAGTCATTTAGAAAAAGAACTAGAAGCTTTAAACTGAAATGTTTACGGTCTGGGATGATGAAGATACATTGCGTACACTTATTGTCCCATGATCGTACTGATAGTACACAGTTCTGAAAACAGTAGTATCAATTCTATTAGTACCCCCAGTAGTATCACTAACCACGTTATGGCGTGTCTGCGTATCAACGTAGCTGTTCAATAACATGTTTGAGATAGGTGATACAGGGCCTACCATTTGACACGGTTCGCCCAGTATGCCGCACTCATCTTACCCTTCTTAATGTTCGCACGGTGCCTTGCTTTGAAGCTGGCACGTTTCTTTTTCATTCGATCAGACTCTCCGGGCTTAGGCTTCCCCGCTGTACTGGCTCCCTGCTGCCCAAAGCGTATCGTCTTTATTTTGTCTCCTTCCTTTGCCACAACAATATGCGACTTCGTAGGATGCTTTGGAGTCCTTTTGGGTTTGTTAAAGCCTGATACACCTGCGCGTTCTAAACGTGGGTCTTTCTTACTCATGACTTTTTCCTATATTGTCGAGTCTTCTTTGCAATCTTTTTGGGTTGTTTACTAAACTGTTTACCCTTAGCTGTATCCTCACGTTTCTTTTTAGTAGTAGCCGCATACTCCTTAGATGACAAAGACTTGATGGCCTTCTCAGGCAGATAACGCTCTCCAGTTTCACTAGACTTCTTACCTGACTTGGTACGCCACTTTTGTTTTGTCCAAGCTTTAAGACTTCTTTGACTTTTTTTCAGTGCCATTATTGGTTATGCCTTTTATCCTGTTGTTGTCTAATCCACTCTGCAAGTTCTTCTTTACTTTGTTTTTCTTGCTGTACTTGTTTTGCCATGCTTCCTCCTCAGAGACTCCTTTGCCTTCTTTGCAATCTCTGCTTGTTTAGATTTACCAGCAACCTTAGCCCTCTGCTCCATTACAGTTAAGATTTGTATCTTACGTGCGTATGGTTTATTGATACCTTTTACTTTACGCGCAGTGTCTCTAGCGTCTTGTACAGTGGCGTACTTAATACGAACAGTATCTTTAGGGTTCTCATCAGTGTACAGTCTTCTACCGCTACCTTTAGGCTTTTTACCTGTACCCTTCTTAGGATCAGCCATTACTTGTAGCCGCCGCCTGCATCTTTATAAGCCTTTGCTAACATCTGGGCTTTACGCGCACTCCACTGTCCCGGCTTACCGCCTTTGCTACCAGCTTTGATACGATTGAACTGACGCTTACGCATTTCAGGCTTGGTATAGTTTCCTGCTTCGTTAACCCTAGACTTTGCTTTCTTTTTTGCTGGCTTCTTTTTAGCTGCCATGTCATCCTCCAAAATTTCTGATTACAATACCTACTGCAACAACTGCTATTATACTACCAATTAAAAACACAAGTCCACCTACTGCGAGTTGGTTCATAAGTATATCTCTTTCTTTTTTCTTTTTCGCTATAAGCCGTAGGTGTTGCTGCCTAGCAGCTTCTTGCTCTGCCTTGGCTTTTTTAAACGCTTCCAAAGTGTCTGGATCTGCGACTAATAATATATCGTGTACGTCCTTCCAGTATCTCTCATAGCTTTTCTTAATCTGGGTGAGCTTCAAGATTTCACTCTGACTAAGCGGCTTGAACGTACTAGACTTTCGATCTACTTCAAAGTTTGTTAAAGCTTCTCCAAAGTCACTAATAGTACCCATAAGTTGCTGGATACCCTGCCCAGACTCGTTAGCTGTCTTTATCAGCCCATTCAGACTCGACAAGATGGCAGAAGCGGCTGCAACTGATTCTATGATCATTTTCTGGTCTTCTCGAAGCTCCTCATTGCACCTAAACCTAGCATACCCATGAGAACAGGCATCATAGTTTCTAGCGGAACTAGAGGAATAACAATATCCATGCCTACTAGGGCGAGTACAAAGTTAGAGAATGGTATTGTGATGAAGTTTCCAAACATTCCCAACCCACATGTCCAGCCAATGAAGGGCCTCCAGCCAGCAACAAACAAATTAGAACTAGCTGCCTCTACTTTGTTGACCTCTATCTGAGCCTTCATAAGATCTTGATGATGTTCTTCTGACATCGTTGCAATCTTGTGGGCCAGCATAGCCTTTTGATCTTTGTCTTCAATGAACTTGTCTAGCAAGCCCGTTACAGGCCCTACTAGCTGTGCTACAATACTCATATTAATAACTCCAGATGTGTGGTCTTGGACGGCCTTTAGAGGATTCAAGGTCATCGAGGTGTATAAACCTTGTAGGGCCTTTCTGACTTACACCAATCCCAGTAAAGCCTGCCTCTAGAGCGCCCTGTACGAGCTTGTAAGCGGCTTCACCACGCAACCCTATGTCTATGGCCCTACCTGATGCATGTGCGCCGGGAGAGGCTTTACGGGCCTCTATGGGGTGATCAGCACAACGGTACGCAGAGTTAACAGGGAAGCTAAATCCAAGCTTCTCACGCAAGGCATCTACCTTCTGCATGAACTCATCATCCATACCAATTTCATTGCAGTGTCTGCATACCAGTTCTTCTTCTGTGAAATACTTATACACCTTTCTTCCTCTTTAAAGCTGCTAAAACTTTACCACCACTCTCAAAGTTCTTTCTAAAACTTAGATTAAACTGCGGATCGCCAGAGTTTGTAGAGGCTCCCAGAGACAAGAAAGAGCCTTCATCGCCTCTAAATGTTTTAGATAAACTATAATCATCTCCCTGTACACCTACATCTACAGGTAAGCGGCTACTTAACTCAGAAGCTATGCGTTCTTTTATTAGATCTTGAGCATCTCTTTGAGATAAAGTTACAGGTAATCCTGATCTAGATAACACTTCTTCTTTAAGTTGTTGCTTAACTTCGCTCTTGGTGAGAGGTATGCCTCTGTCTGTAAAGTATCTCTGCTTAACTTGCCGCTCTAACGTATCTATATCTTCAGCAGTGCTTGAGCCATACTTATAGCCTTGGGCTTCCGCAAAACTAGAATATTCGGGAGAACCATAACCCATGTGAAAACCACCTTGATTAAACTTCTCACGCTTTGTAACGCCTTCAGGTAGTGAGGGCGTACCGTCTACTTCAATGTAGTCATAGAGCGGGTGAGTCTTTTTACCTACCTTTATTGTTCCTATAATATCTCCAAGAACAATATCCCCAACTGTCTCAGGTCTTAAATTAGGCTGCGGAACCTTACCGTCCTTACCCTTTCTAGTCATTCTGTTCATACGCACAGGGCCTACAAACTGAGTATCTAGAGTATAAAAATGTTCAGAGCCTCTACCTTCTACGGCAACTATGGGGTTGTCTAATCTGCCTTCTTTACCGTCTTCTATGATTCTAAACTTCTCAGGCTGTAAAAGGTTAGTACGCACTGTCTGAGGAGACTTAACGCCTGTAGCTTTCTTATAGTTTTCTTTCATTTGTGCAAGAGTTAAGTTCTCACCATCATATTCATTCACCCTAGCAACAGACTTGTTACTTCCTGATGATAGTTTTTCTGCTGTTCTTGCAGTAACAAACAAGTTTTGCACAGTTTGATTACTTATATCTTTAGGCTTCCCAGCCATGCCAATGTAATTACCAAACTCAAGATCAACCTCAATACCAGCCCCCGTCATACCCTCAACAAACTTATCTCCTTTGTATCCTCTACTTTCAGGATCAAAGAACTTACCGGGAGCAGGCATAACACTAGAAGCTGTTTCAGCCTCCATAGCCCTAGTCATTCTAGGTTCTAAAGTTTCTTCAAGCTCCTCAGTCTGTGTCATAACTACAGGCTTGTCAGGGTCTTGTATGACACGTTTATCGCCTTTACTACCCACAGTCTTGGTAGGCGTGAACAACTCACGAAGACCTTTCGCGATAACAGTACTTCCTGCAACAAACCCAAGACGCTGTAAAGGATCTACCTCTCCACCGCCTGTAAAGCCTAGCCTGCGTAGAGGATCTTCCTCATCCACAAAAGCTGTACCAGCCTGTTGATCGTAGGGCATACCTGTCATCTTGTCGATGCGCTGGTCAGGCTCTTTAGAGGCGTTAGGTACGTCAAGTACTTCACCGCCTTTGGCCCTTCCTTCCCTATAAGTATCTGTATCAAGATCTAATTTGTAATCAGGCGTGTACAACGATGAGCCGTTTAGTTCCGACTGTACGTTTGATAAAGAATCTCTGAACTGCAAAGACTTTTTACGTGCTGTATCAGGGTCAATCTTTTTAAAAGCTCTAAAAGACTCTACAGTAAGAACTTCATCTCTAGGGTTAGTACCCTTAAATTGACCCAACACTATACTGGCAGCTTTAGATCTACTAATACCGTTCTCTCTTAATATCTTCATAGCATCTTTCTTGCCATAAAGAGTTACATAGGCATTAGTAATCTTAAATAAGTCTTGTTGTCCCTCGTATATTTTTTGCTGCTGCTCTCTGTACTCTGAAATATATTCTTCAGGATTTGTGTCATAAAGAAACTTTTGACTACGGTTAGAGTCTTCTATTCTGTTATAGTCTCTAACAGCAAACTGTAAATTTAAATCAGGATCGTATTTAGTAAACCTAACACCAGTTAAGTTAGCAATTAATTCATTTTGAGCGTTGCGTGGTTCACCTGAATATCTGTTAGGCTCTTCATTTAAAGCCTCTACATATCTTTGAATAGAAGTGACGCTTCCCGGTACAAAAGTATTTAGTACATCACCAACAAAATCTTCTACTTCTATTTGACCCCTGTAAAGCTTTGTTCCTGAATTCAGCATAGCTTCAGTAATCATCTCTTGAGAAGCAAAAGGTTCTAACAAAGACGCAGCAGTATCTTTAGCGGCCTCAAATAAAGCATCATCTAAATCATCACCACGTAAAGCGCCCTCATTTATTCTGTCTACAGCAATCATTACAGGACGCTTAATAAACTCATAAGAATCTAAAAAGCGTGTGTCAACAAAGTAAAGCTGACCATCTTCATCCATACGCCAAAGCTTATTAGAGTCTTTGTTAAAAGCTCCTTCAGCTAAGTCTGTGTGCGCCCGTTGTTCTTCTTCTGTCCAACCAAGAGCGTCCATAGTGGCCTTTGAAGCTTCGTTAAAACCTATAGCAGTAGCAGTAAATCCTGATAGTCTTCTAAGACCTCTGTTTCTTAAAACAGTATTACCAGAGTTAATTTCTTCTGAAGCCTGTTTTACAATCTTTATAGATGTACGAGCTATCTCAGCAGGAAAAGATACGAAGTTACCCACAGGCATATCCCTCAACGCCTTAATACCCTTGGGTACTTTATCGTAGTTAGGTATTGTATCTTGAACAATTTGAGCAGCTTTTATTTCTAAAACATCTTCTGCTACGTCAGGAAAAGCCTTTTTAAGAGTAGCAAGCTCATTACCAAAAGCATTAAGTTTGTAGAAATCGTCAGTAGCCATGTAAGCTTTTTCAGCGCCCCTGAATACAGCCTTAACGCCCGTATCAACCTGACGCACACCGGGAACACCCTCAACATATTTAATTTTTTCTAGTTGCTTTGTAATAAAACTAGGCTCACGCTCCATGCCTGCCTCAAGAAGCGCCCTAAACTCGTTAACTTTTACGTTAGTGTTTATTACCCCTAAACGCAAATACTTTTCATAAGCCTCATCAAACTCTTGATCTCCTTTGTTTAAAAGACTGTTAAATAAAGTACGTCCAGACTTTAATCCGCTGCTTGTAAAAGGCATCATACCGTTTGCAATACTAAACTGTGCGCCACCTAAAAAGTTTCTTATGTGCGTTACGTGATTTCCCACAGTTTTCATTTGTTGTGAAAAACCTTTAGCAGTTGCAAAGTTTTGAAGTAATACAGCTAAAGGATTATTACCTTCCATAACACTAGAGAACATTTCTTCTTTACGTTCTAATGCTTGCAGCATCTCAGGGGTGGTGTATTTACCATCTAATATTGAGTTAGTACCTGAAATCTTAGCAGTATTGCGGCCCCCTTCTCTTGCAGTGAGATAGCCACCAGTTTTTCCTAGTTCATTAAACTGTCTATAAAAGTTATTTACCTCATAAATTCTAGATGCCTTTGCAACAGATAAAATAATACTTTCAGATGGAGAAGTAACTTCGCCCAATAAAGCTCTTATTGGCTCTGGAATATCTTTCTTTTGTTTAAAAGTGCTTACTCTACGAACCTGTGATAAATAATCTACTACTTCTGCATCATCTGCTTTACTAAGTATCTTATCTACCTGAGATTCTGCTTTAGAAAGAGCATCATCAATGTCCATATCAGGTGTTGCTTCAAGTAAGTCATCTGCTAAAAATTGAACAGCGTTTTCTCTTACTTCACTTGAAGGCTTAAAGGCAGGGTCTTCAAACATCCTGTAAGACCTACGCATGTAGTTACCTACATTAGCTGATATAGATTGTTTTACATCTGCACTAAACCCTTTACTGCCTACAATCTTTTTAGATAATCCATCCATCAACTGACGGGCATTTATAACTTCATTAGCTACTTCTTCTGAGAGCCTGTATTGGCTTCTAAAAAACTCTACACGTTCTTGTTCAGGCATCTCATAAATAAAACTTGCGTCAGCCTGTAAAGCTTCCTGCACACGGTCAGACATTTCTTTAGAAGACGTTTCATCTGTAATTTTCTTTAAGGCAATGTTAAGCCTATTGCCAATGTTTTCAGCAGCCCTTATGGTTTGTCTTTGAGAATATTGTGTGTCTCTAAAAGCATTGTAAGCCTGTGGGGTCATATATCCTTCAGAAGTAAAGAAACGTCTTGCGAGTCTTTTTAAAACATTGCCTTGCCCTGCAACCTGTTCAATACCTTCTTGAGTCTCTCTTGTTACTTCTCTTGCAGCAGGAAGATCCTCACGCTCAACACCAACACGGCCTTCTCTGCGGGCTTCTATATCGGCACGTTTTGCTTCCTTACGGGCATCTCCCAGATAAGACATGAGAACTTCTGTTTGCTCTTCTTCAGACAACTGATCGTATTTTTTACTCTGCCCCATTCTTTTTAAAGTTGCTGCAAAAGAAACACCACGCTCTATAAGAGGTATCAAACCTACGTCCTGAATAACCATCTTCATTCTATTAGTTATTTCATCATCGTCTGCGTCAGCAGCCATGTACTCAATAAAAGTATTTTTTGATGCTTCAGGAAAAGTATCTTCTACAATATTAAAAAGATTTTCTGTTGGGTCTGTTAAAAGCTGCTCAGTAATTGCAGCGCCTGCGATAGGAGCAGCAACTCTCTCTCCTAAACCTAAAGCCCTAGCACCTCTTGTGATGCCTGTAAATGGAACTGCATAAGCACCTATTTCTCCTGCAAGCTGGCCTACAGCGCCGGGAATTGTTTCAGCCTCACGAACCTCGCCTTCTTCTGTAAAAGCATCCTCCTCTTTTACTCCCAAGGCACTTAACATAGGCGCAGTTAAACCTTTAGAGATGCCTGCTTTTAATTTTCTACGCTCTTCAAGATCTTCTTCTGTAAGTTCTTCTAAGCCTTCACCTCCTAGTGTACGGATCTTTGAGTCCATTACATATCGGGCAGCATCATACAGGCTGAAAGGAGCTTCAACTAATGTCTCTCCAAACTTAGCTATAGATTTACCAAACTCATCCATTTAAAGTTTTCCTAAGTCAGCTATCTCTTGCATTATTGTGAAATATTGAGTTCTTCCATTTCTCTTATCATCGTCCGTAGCCCCGTCCCCGAACATTAGCTCATTAGCAATCGCCAACCTATCTTGATATGCTTGAGATTTTAGCACTGCTTCTTGAATAGCTGTAAATTCTTGAGAGGGCGCAGTAATATAATCAACAGGATTATTTTGAGAATCTGTTTTAGCTTGGCCTACCTCATAGAAAATTTCTAAAGCTTTATTGTATTTATCTAATGTGTCTATATTCATACTAATATTTGCAGCACCAAGTCTGCGTTGAAACTCTCTAGACCCAGCATCATTAAAAACAACTGTCATTTTATCAATAGGATTAAAAGATGTTTTAGCATTCCTCAGAGCTATCTTTTCAACAGCTTCTTGATCATCCATGTCGGCAGATTCTACTCTTTTAAGATCCGCTTTTAATTCTTCACCCGTTATTCTGTCAAACTGTTTTATTTGCTTAGAGTAGTTATACTTACCTGTAGTTGCATTAAATCCACCTTGAAAAGTTACTTCCTTTCTTGTGTCTCTTTCTAACTGACCTAAATCAGCTAAGTCTTGAGCTTCAATAATACTACCTGTAAGATCATAAGCCTCTTGAAGCCTTATAGCCTCAGACTGTTGGTTAGGTGACGCAGGCAAAGCTAAACGCCCAAGAGAACTTTCTCTCAAAGCTTGAATACTGCGACGATCAAGCTCTTCATTGGAAGTACCGTTTAAAAAATTTATAAAGCCTTTAAAAGCACTATCAGGTCTTTTGCTTGTCATTTTTAGTACATCTTCAAAACTACCCTGTGCCCTAAATCTATCAGCAAAGTCTTCTCTTGCTTTCTGTGCAGCAGACCTTTCTACTGCTACTGCTCTGGCATCTCTAGCTATAACAGCATCTTCTTTACCCGCATTAATATAAGCAACTCTATCTAGATCATCTGAGTATTTAGTTAAATATTCCTGTTTAATATCATCAAAAGCACTATTGTAATAATAGTTGTCAATACCCCCAGAAGCCATATACTTTTGGCGTTCTGCATCAGCAGCCTTAGCAATTCTTTCAGCATGGTTATATTGAATCCTTGCGTTCATAACGCCTTCGCTGTTCATAAAAGCTTGCTGTTTCTTTTGTAAATTACTTCTATACAGCCCAATACCTACAGCACCTGCAAGTCCTAACAGCGCATTACGTTCCTCACGCCTACGAAGCTTTCTAGCTTGATCTTCATCACGCTTACGTTTTTCAGATAATAGGGATTCCCCAAGTTGTTCAATAGCCATATTATTGCCTCTGCATTAAACTAGGTGGCGGTGCTTCCTGTGGAGGTGGTCGAGCCATTAAAGACTCCGTAGGACGTTCAGGAAGCTCTGCTGCCTCTACACGATCCATAGCCATTTGAGTCTCATCAGAAAGTTCTGAAGGCTGTGAAAGCTCTGGACGCTGTACAGTTACACCAAACATATCCTCTTCATCATCTTCCTGTACTACATACTCTATACCTGCACGTTCTGCAAGTCCCATGATCATATAGGCTACAGGCTCAACAAGAAGAAGCATCAAGTCAGGATTAAACTGGCCTTCATTGAAGCCTGAGAAAAGAATAAGGCGAGTGGCCTCCATTATGGTTGTGCCTTCTATAAGACTGTCCATCAAAGGAAGATAATTTTCTTCTGCCGTCATCTGATCAAATATAAAATCTATTGCCTCTTGTGCAACAGTAAACTCTGTAGCGCCTGTATACGGCTCTTGTACATCAGGATCTAGCGTTAATGACTCACCCGGAATAGGCCGTTCCATCTTTGCAAAGTGTTCCTGTAGTTCTGGTGTAGTATCATCCATTATGATATACCTCTAGCCATTTGTGGATTAAAGGGATCAAACATAAACTGCTGACCCCAAGCAGATAAGGGTGCGTTGTAAGTTGCTGGGGCTTGTAAGCCTTGAATAGGTGACTGCATTACTTGTGGCACTGATGAACCCAGCATTGCTTCTGGATTTTGTATTATACCCAGATTAACCACTTCACCTGAACTTGCAAGCATTTGAGACTGCATATCTAAATACTCTTGTTCGGCTGCTAACTTTTGTGCAGCACTCGCACCTGCTTGAAGTACGGCGGCGGGATCTGTAAGAGCCGCTTTCTTTTGTGCTATTCCTTCAGAAGTATAATCTATAAAACCAGTTCCTACGTTTTTAAGATCAGCAGCAAGGCGCTCACCAGTTCCTATATTATAAGTACTTCCTTGAAAATCAAAAGTTTTTTGACCAGAAACACTTAAAGCTTTCTGTTTAGCCGCCCTAAATCCTTCAGTAATATCCATGCCTTGTGAAATGTCTGGCTGTAAACTTGTGTCAGGTGTAAAAGGTAGATCAGTAGATTTAGGCGTTAGTAAACTAGTATCTGCTTGTACAGTTAGATCTGTAACTGGTTGAGGCTCTACTGAAGTAATAGGACGCATAGTTTCTGGGGTAGCATTTAAATCTGCTGTACCGAATCTATAAATTTGTTCGTCAGTAATTCTAGCTACCTCTGGAAATTCCATATTCACAGCTTCAGAAACTTTTAAGAACTGAGAATCAACACCCTCTTTGGTTAGCAGTTGAGTAGCTTTACGTGTTGCAATTTCTGCTCTAGCTGTAGCACTAAAAGGACTTCTTACAGACTGACCAACTCTTGAAATAGCAGAGTCTGGGCCAGTAAAAAAATTTTTAGAAGCAGTTTGCACATTCATTCCAAGCTTACTAGCGGCTGTTTTAGTAAACTCACCAATAGTGCTGGTTACTGCATTTGTAACAGACTGAAAGGCTTTGAAAGGTGAAGAGGCGACTTTTCCTGCAAACTGAAGAAAATGCCCTGCGGCCTGTGAAGCTGTACCTCCCGCAAATAAACCAGTAGCAGTTCCTTGAATACCTGCTTTAGTCGCTGCGGCTGCTGCGGTTTTAAAAGCTGCTTGACCTGCTGCGGCCTGTGCTGCTGCACTTGCCCCTGCTTGTGCTGCTGATGCTGAAGCCGCACTTGCTGCTGCTGTTCCTGCGGCTTGTGCCCCAGCCTGTGCTGCTGTTTGTCCTATAAAGCCTTTTATAGCACCACCAATAGCTTGACCAATACCCGGAAGAATAAACATCATAGCTACTTGACCAAGTATGCCAATCTTGCCCATGAATTTACCAAAAGCTTTAAAAGCCTTTTTAATACCCCTACCAATTTTTTTAAATACTTTTCTTAAAAATCCCATACTATTTCCTATAATTTTTTAAAGAACGATTCTGCTAGACCCATAAGTGTCGAAGTGGTGCCTTCACCTTTTTCAGCAGCAGAGTCATTAGCAAGAGCCGTAGCATATAGTGTAGCCTTACGCTGCTGATCATTCTCATACGCCTGCCTTATATAAGCAGCTTCATCTCTAAGGTTCTGCCACAAGAAAGACTGCTCTGCTGAATTAAGATTAAAAGCCATCTGTGCATTTTGTTGATTAGCCGCATTGATAGCTGCGCTGTTTATCGTATTAGACTTTCTGCGCCACTCTACATTAGACTGCTCTACGGCCTGTCTGTTGGCAGCATTCCACTGATCACGTTGAAAGTCTATTGTCGCATTAAATTGCTTTACTTGATTTCTAATAGCAGCGTTAGCCTTATTAACTTCTAGTCGATTATTAGCATTTATAGCAGAAGCTTTATTCTTTTCTGAAACATTAAACTGCTTCATAGAGTTTGATTGACTAGTATTAAACTGAGACATCTGTGCGCCAAGACTAGCCATAAATTGATCTGCTTGATTTTTTGAAGCAGCATTAAACTGTCTAGCAGCGTTTGTAGCAGATTGATCTGAAAGAATACGTTGTTGCTTTAACTGCTGATCAAGAACTGTGGCTTGTTGTCTATTGTTAAGATTAGCCATGTCCATAGCTAAAAAATTCTGAGCATTTTGAATAGATACTTTAGTACGCGCATCAGCATTCGCCATATCCATAGCAGCCTGTGTAGTAGCATTTTGCATCGCTGCCTGTTGCCTAGCATTGAAGTTTGTCATTGTCATAGACTGCATAAACTTACTGTTTGTTAATTCTACTTGTTGTGCAGCGTTAAACTTAGTTAAATCTATGTTAGCAACCATAGCTGCATTCTGTACTGCACGTTGCTGATCTACATTTAATTGAGCTATACCCATCTCTTGAGCTAACTTACCCTGTAACAAATTCGTCTGCATACGAGTATTAAGATTAGCTAACTCAGTCTGCTGGGCTGCACTAAGATTCTGTGCGTCTGCCTGATTCAGAGCAGAAAGATTTGCAAGCCTCATCTGTTGATCATTACTTAGATTAGCAAGCTCCATCTGTTGTCTAAAGCCAGCATTCTTTGAAAGAAAATCAGCAGCTACTTGCATCTCTGCAAGACGCTCTTGATTCTGGGCAGTCATATTTTCACGCTGAGTAGCATCTTCTATTTGAAGATTAGCAAGCTCTATTTGCTGAGAATTACTTAAATTTTGAGCATTAGAAGCTTGTTGATTTTGAGCGTTTAATACAGCAGCTTGCTGTTGATTCTGAAGATTCTGAGTACGTGTCTGCTGCTGCTGTTGTGCAGTAGTAAGTACAGCCTGTTGACTAAACTGACTTTGAAGAGTAGCCATCTGCTGTGCATTTGCAGCAGTCTGTGAAGCCGCTGTCTGCCTATTAGACAAGTTAGCCATACGCCGCTGCATGTCTTGTGTAGACTGTGCAAGATTAGCCTGTTGCTCATTGCTTAGGTTCTGTGCGGCACGTTGCTGTAAGGCCTGTGCGTTGCTCTGAGCCATTGGAAGCGCACTCTGTATGATTGCATTAAACAGTGCGTCACGGCCTACTGTGGAAGCTGAGAGGCCCCTCTGAGCTAAGTTAGCTTCAATAGCTGCTACTGCTGGTCTGGCCCATGCAGGAGTCTTGCCATCTTCCATACCACCTAGTAATGTTTCCATTTGAGATGAGACAAGAGCCTCTGTAGGCAATGCTGCAATAGCTGCACGTACTTCTACAGGTTGATCGTCAATCTGTGCTTCTACAGTTGCAGGATCTTCTACAATGGCTGCTGTAATAGTAGGTGGTAAGTCGCCAACCTCTGCAATCATAGAGGCTGCTGCACCTTTAGCTGCTTCACCTTTTACTGTACGTCTTTGTGCAGCTTCATAACCTACAGTGCCTATAATCTGTGCAGCATTTCCATCTTCTGCTGGTTTACCTGTGATAGCTTCACGTTGTTTAGCTTCTGCTTCGCGTGTAGGAGCTACCTCAGTAGTCTGACCAGTAACTTTATCTACATAAGCACCGTCAGATATTTCAAAATCTGTTACATCTGCTTTTGCTTTTGCTTCTTGTGCAGCGCTTCTTCTGGCTGCTGTTGCTGGTGCAGTCATGGTTGCGTCAAATGCTTCTGCCTCAACACTTACTTCACCTTGTGCAGCTTTTGTAGCTGCTAAGTTTTTTGCTTTATCAGCAGTGTAAGTATCAGCTTTTGCTGCTCTTCTTGCAGCGCCCGAAGGTACTTTTGCTTTAGTTGTTTTAGCAGTTAGTGCTTTAACTTTAGGAGCTTTACGAACTGTTGAAGCTTTTACATCTTTTTGAGCGCGTATCTTCTCTGCATCCCCCAGTGCAGTACCCTCTAGATCTACATCTTCTGTTTCTACTTCATCAATCTCAAAAAGATCTGGAGGTGTAATTTCTACTTGTGGTGGCCCATCAGTACTCATATTGTCTCCTCCACCTTCGTTATCTTCATCATCTGTATCAGTATTAGCTCCATCAGTACCACCATCAGTATCTGATGTTCCCCCTGATGCTCCTTGTGTTGTAGCTTGTCTAGCCTTCCAAGCTTCAAGATCTGCCTCGTACTGCTTTACTTTTTCTTTATAGCTTCTACTTGACTGACCCATTCCTCCCGGTCTTTTCGGAGGCGTGGGCTTCGGATCATTTGTAGAGGTTGTTGAGGTTGTCGTAGTTGTTGTAGTAGGATTTGTAACGACTACATCGCCTGTGTCTCTTGGCGGGACACTCTGTTTCCCCGTTTTATTTTCTAGTGGATTATCACCGGGAACTATACTTTGTGTAGGAGCTACGCCAACTGTAACAGAACCCCCAGCATCTCCTGAAGGTTGAGTTGTTGTAGGTTGAGCAGGTTGTTGTTGGGCTTGTTCTGCTTGTTCAGCTATCATACGCTGAATATCTTCGTCACTAGGGCCACCATTACGTCTATTTAAACGCCCACCATTAACCCTCTTCTGTCGAAGTGCTTTTAAAACTTTTTTATTGTTCCTATTTTTTCTTTTATTACTCATATTTATCCTAAAAGTGAAACAATAACAGTTGCTGCTGTAGTAATAACAACAGTTACAACTAACCAAGCAAGCTTCTCCCAACGTGCAGCATGGTTGTCTGTAGCTTTGCGAAGCTGTCGCAACTCTACAGTACACTCAGCCCAACGCTCTCCGCACTCTTTTTCATGCTCTGCAATGCGCTCTAAGGCTTCTAAAGCTATATCCATTTCTGTTTTAGTAGCCATATTTAATTTCACTTATTATTGAAGTTGGCCCGATACAATAGGTTCATCATCAAGAGTAGTTACATTATCTTGTGCTGGTGCTTGCTCTTTGAGTTCAGCCATAAAGCGATCACGCATTGCGCCCATGTGGCTCATGGCTTCGCCCGACACCATGCCGTTTTTGGCGGCTGCGTCGATTAGGTTTAGCACGTTAGCTAGATCGTGAAGTTGTATGTATTTTGTTTCCATTACCAAGGTACTCCTGATGCGTCTACTGGGGTTGCTTTTTTATTGATCTGACCTTGGAGGCCAGCTTCTTTGTCGGCGGCTGAGTCTTCATCTTCATCAGCATCTAGCGCAGCTTTGACCCACGCAATCGCGTTTTCTTTGGTCACATTATCGTAGGCAATAAAGTCTGATGAACTTGGATCACCAGACACGCCTTTTGAGCCGTAACAGTCTGCTTTGTATTCAGTACCGTTAATTGTTTCGACAGCCAAAAGCCGCCAGTGAATGTTGGTAATCAATCCAGAAGAGACTTGTCGGTCTACCTGCGGGATGTCCCATGTGAATGTCGCAGCCATTAGCTACCTCCTTTCAGTTTTGCTAGTTCTGTTTCCAGCGTTTCGATTCGGGCCATAGCTTCTTGCAAAGCCTTAGTAAGTTGCGGAGTAATTCTACCGTAATCTACCGCCCATGGTTCTTTTGCAGCTTCTTCGCCACCGACATAAACAACCTGTGGAATTTGCTCATGTATCTCTTGCGCGATAAATCCAGTTTCTTCATTGCCGTTACCAATCCATTCGTAATCTCTTACCTGTAAGGCTTTAATAGTGTCCCACTGAGATGCTGTGTCTTGAATGTTGGTTTTTAGGCGCATGTCGGAAGATGTGTTGTAAGCAACACTGCCTGTGCCATCTCCCGTTATACTTCCTTGCTCGCCACCTATATCTCGAAAACTGATGTATTTTGCAGCAGAAAATGCGTTGTCATTAGAAAACATAACAGCCATGCAGATCGAGCCAGACTCAACACTAGTATCAGAGTCATCGACAATCAGCGAGGGGCCAGTGGTGGTTGCATTTGAGGCTATGTGACATGCTCTAGCAGTCATGTCATCGGCGGTTGTAGTAGTAGTATTTACAAGCAATACCCCACCGCTACTAATACGCATTGCTTCACTAGCGCCGACAGTAAACTCCATGACATCTGTGCTATGATTGTATTGAATCATACCTGCGTTGTTATCGTCAGGATCACCAAACGCAATATTACAAAGGCTGTCGTTAGGGGAGAGCATACTGAAGCCAACATCGCCAGAGTTTTCAAGAACCAAATCATCGAGTGTTGTTCCAACAGCGGATACGCCAGACGCACCAGTAGCAACATGCAAAGCTGATAGCGGAGTATCAGTGCCAATTCCTACATGATTATTACCTCCATCAACAAAAATCATGTGCGTATAGCCGTTTGACTCAACGCGAAAGTCGAGGTTATGACTATCTTGGTTAAATACAGTCTCATCCGTAGTAAGATCAACGCGATTTTGCAGCCCCGCTGATCCATCGTTAGTATTAATTTTTATTCGACCTTGTTCTGAACCACTGGTAACTCCCGGCGAAAATACTGCAATTTGTGCGTATATGTCTCTATTACCATCGCTGTCATCTGCTTTGAAGTTGATTATCGCTATGTCATCTGTGGTGGCGGGAGAAGCCGAGTCACGAATAAAATCTAAGATCGGGCCATCATTAGCATCAGCGTCAGTACAGACGAGGGCAAGAGTTGTATTATTGTCAGCCCTAGCAATATTTACCTTAGCATCGTAATCAGTAGTGGTATTTATTAAAATATCGCCCGACTCGTTGATCCTCATGGCCTCGCCCAGCGACGTAGAGCCATCGGGAGTTGTAGAAAAAACCATTCTTCCGGGCATGTCGTTAGACCCCGGTGTGCCATCTGACTCGCCCAGTATCCTTGCGGCGCTAGTTACGCTATCAACACCATCATTTCCGCTAAACAATATCGAACCAAGGTTGTCTCCACTGTTAACAATCGTGTTACCACCAACGGTGCCATTTCTAGATTTAATAAAATTTAAAACTGGAGCATTAGCGTTATTACTAAATCTTGCTATGGAAATCGTTGAAGTGGCGTTAGTTGTTCCACTCACTTGCAATGGTGCGGTTGCGTAGGCTGTTACAGGGGTATCAGTTCCAATAAGAACTTTATTGTTTCCGCCATCAACAAACAGCATGTTAGCGTTGCCGTCTGATTCAACACGGAAGTCGAGGTCTACGCTGTCTTCGTTAAAGACAGTTTCGGTAGCGTTAAAATCTAAACGGCTTCGATCAGAACCTGCTACTTTGGTATTAAATTCTAATCCAGCATCTTCACTGCCATCAGTTACATCAATAAGCCTTGTTTCGATTCTAACCATATCAAGAGTTTCTGCGGCATCATTTTTACCGCGAAACTCAACGCGCCCAAGCTGGTCGTTAGCTGCGGGGCTTCCATGTAACCTATCTAATTTTAGGATTGGCCCCTGAGAAGTGCCCCCATTGGTGCATTCTATGTTAATTCCATCATCTTGTTCTGAAGTGGTCACATGGAGCTTGGCAGAAGGCGAAGAATCCCCGATTCCGATGTCACCTGCGTTTGTAATTCGTAGTACCTCGGCTACTGAGGCAGAACCATCAGGAACAGTAGAAATAACCAACCTCCCCGGCACATCGTCTGATCCGGGGGTGCCATCTATCGCCGCTGCTATTTGTACGGGTCGAGTAGCAACGTCGCCGCCATCATCAGCAGCAAACTGTATCAATCCCACGGTGTCGCCAGACTGAACGATTGTGCCTCCGGCTGTTGCAATTGAACCGTTTCGACTTTTGCCTAATATAAATCTAGGGCCACTCGTATCAGCAGAGTATCGAACAACACCAAGAGTGGTACCTCCGTTGTCCGTTCCAACAACCCCTAGATGAGGATTAACTCCTGCCACCGCTATTTGCGCGTTGAAACCAAGCATCACTCGGTTGCTGCTTCCTTGAATAAACAGAGCGTTAGCGTCGGTATTTGTTTCGACGCGAAAGTCCACATCTGCACCTGCTTCGTTGAACACAGCGCCACCGTCTTGAGTGAGAGCACCATCAATGTCTACTACATCAAGATTAGTAGTACCATCTATGTCTGCATCACCTGAAATGTCCAGCGTAGCCGCATCAAGTTCACCAGTGATCGTAAAGTTACGAATGCCTGTGTAGTCTTTGTTAGAATCAAGTATAACGGCTTTAGAAGCTACAGCAGTACCTACAGCAGTGCTTCCTAAGTCTAAGGCATTTAGTTCGCTTAATACGGCTGTAATACCATCTAAGGTATTGATTTCAGCCGCTGTGACTGTTACGCCATCAAGTATATTAAGTTCTGCTGCTGTGGCTGTTACAGCCGTTCCATTTATAGACAATGCATCAGTTTCAAGAGTTCCATCTACATCTACATCACCTGAAATATCTAAAGTAGCTGCATCCAATTCGCCTGTGATTGTCAGATTGCGAATGCCAGTATAGTCTTTGTTTGCATCTAAGATTACAGCTTTAGAAGCAATAGCAGTACCTACTGCGGTACTACCAAGGTCTAGTGCATTAAGTTCGCCTACAACTGCTGTAATGCCATCTAAAGTATTAATCTCAGAAGCGGTAGCTGTTACGCCATCTAATATATTAAGTTCTGCTGCCGTAGAAGTAACCGTTGTGCCGTTAATAGATAGTGCATCAGTTTCCAACGTACCGTCAATGTCGGCATTGCCTGATATGTCCAGTGAACCTGCATCTAACTCTCCAGTAAGTGTAATGTTTCTAAAGCTTGCTACGTCTTTGTTAGAGTCTACTGTTACAACTTTATCAGCTACTACAGTTCCTGTGGACTGTCCAGTATCACTATAATTAAGCTCTGCTGCTGTACTGGTTACGGCTGTACCATTGATAGATAGAGCATCTGTCTCTAACGTACCATCAATATCAGCATCTCCAGAAATGTCAAGAGATCCTGCATCTAGTTCCCCGGTTAGGGTAATATTACGGAAGCTGGCTACATCTTTATTAGCATCTGCTGTAACTACTTTACTAGCTACTACCACACCTACAGCAGCACCAGTGTCAGTGTAATTAAGTTCTGTTGTAGTGGCTGTAACGCCATCAAGAAGATTAATTTCTGTTGCGGTAGACGTTACACCGTCCATAATGTTTAGTTCAGCAGCCGTAGCCGTAATAGCAGTGCCGTTAAAGTTTATAGCATCTGCGTAAACTGTTCCATCAAAATAACCGTCTTTAAATTCTAGTGAAGACGTACCTAAGTCTATGTCATTATCTGTGACAGGAACAATAGCACCGTCCTGTACACGTACTTGCTCAACCGCACTACTAGATACTTCTACAAAAAAACCTACTCTATTATTTGTGCCATCTACTACAACCTTGTTAAGAAAATCTAAGTCACCAATCTGAGGCACGTTACCGCCTTGTCCAGTATTCCCATCATGCCTGTGACCTGTGCTAGAAGCACTAGATGAAGAGTATGCAAAAGCATTTACTAGTTGGTTATATTCGTTATTAAATAAAGCTGCTGTAACAGTATCACCATCTGCAAAAGAACTTTGTCTTGTATAATTCTGAGCCATTTACTATCTCCTACCTGATGGCATATAATCTATATAAATACCGTTAACAGCGTATGCTGCTTTTTGATCGTCGCTAGATACTCTAAAGCTACAAGTATTTCCAGAGCCTTCTAAAGTTATCCTTTCCATTGGATCAGATGTTGCACCAAATGTCATTGTGCCAAATACGCCTGAGTTAAATATTGCTGGTAACTGAATCGTAGTAACAGCAAAAGGTTCTGGTTGAGGTATTAAATTATCTTCATAGTCAAACCTAACCCTAAAGTTTGGCTCAATAGCACCTTCTGGACTAAAAGAAACTCTTGCATATTTAAGAGTTTTACGTGTACCTATATCGCCAAAGTCAAAGTCAGGTGTTTGATATATAGCATCTATGTTTGTTGCTGAACCTGCTTCAAGAAATGAAGAACCAGTATCGTGATTATAAATAAAACCATCTTTATCACCGTGAAATATTTTTTCTACACCATCTTTGTTTACATCAGAGACAAAGCCTAATGCTTGGATACCTAGCGTTTCTGACCACGCAAAACCTTGAGAAGTAAAAGTCCCTATAATACCTTTAGCAGTAGAAGGGCTTTCTCCCTCTTTACTATAAAATAATCTGTACTGTGACTTACTACGAAGAACACCGCTTGTAATTATAAAGGCTGAGTCAGCGGCTATATCAGAAACAATCTTTTGAATTTGCCTACTAACTGAGCTTAACTCTACGTCACCAATACGTGCTGTACCTGCAATAGTACGCACACCATCAGGTGCAAGAAATAAAATATCACCGCCTACTTCCTGTATACTGCCACCATTGACACAGCCTACGTTAGTTGTTATAGGCACAACAGCTACAGTAGAAGAGTTATTAATATTTACAAGTTTATGTATGCTGTTTTTACAAAATATTATAAGATCACTACGGAAACTAGCAAGACCTACAACAGCATCTTCAATTACTACACTTCCTGATCCAGTGCTACTGAAGCTATCAATGTCATTAGTGCCACTATAAAAAATAGTATTCTTTGCTGTAGAAGCTCCTGCTACTACTAAGTGCTTGTCATGTATTACACCAAAAGCAGGGCCTGTAGTACCACTAACTGTAATTTCTTTTGCAAAGAATGTACGGGAAGTTAAGCCTCCTGTTCCTGTCATTTGAAATAGAAAGGGTTCGTTTACGCCATCACATATTACAAGCTCACCGTAATCAGAAGTACCTTCGTACAAAGCAAAAGTACAACGTCCTTGAGAAGTTCTTGCAGATACTGAACGACCTGTAAAGGTTGAGTAGTTATCTCCAGATGCATCTACACTAGCTCTATTAATCTGAAGCCAAGTTTCTTCACCATCGACACTAAAAAATATACCTGTACCTGAACAAACAATAATACCATCTGCGTATACTGCCATGCCCAACACAGCTTCGCTAGAGTTAGGTTTAGTATCACCAAAGGCTGTGAAGCCGTTTATGCGCCTGTAACCCCCGTCAGGATCTACCTCAAAGTTTCTTAGGCGTGTAGCAAACCCCGGCTGAGAAAGCATTTCTAGCTGGTTGAGGTTGACGTTTAAGCCGCCTTTGCATGAGTAACCCCAAGGTTGAGACACTAGACATACCTCACACGATCATCTTTTACATAACCGGGATCAGGAGCCATAAGACGCAACTTCATAAGTTTTAAACCACGCTTGTAGTCTTCAAGAGCAAATGCAGCAGCCTGAGAGTTTTCTTTAAACTGATGCATAAAGTATCTAGCCCTTGCAATAAGAACAGTTCTGTACACATCAGGAAATACTATTTCATCACCATGTGCAGATAGTTCTGTTGGAAGATCGTAAGCAAAGTAAATTACTTTGTATACTTTATCAGGTATAGGACTCAAACCAAATGTTCTGCCATCTGAACTTCTAATAACCCGACTAGGCACTCCAAACTTTTGAGTATCTGCATCGTCAAGATTCTCACTAATGCGATAGAAGTCTTTCCACTCTTCTATTGTAGTGTATCTAAGATTACGCGCTACAAAAGGAGCAGACTCTCCACTAACACCCACAGTAGTTAAGTAAAAGTTTTCAAACTCTACTGCGCCATAGTCTGTGGTCAAAGAAGAACTAGCTGGTTTTAATTCATACCAACGTGTACCTGCTACAGTTTCTTGAGACACATTACCAAACGTAGGATCACTTGCTCCGCTTTCAGCAGTTGCTAAAAAAGGCCACTTAGCCTCTTCTGTTACAATATCTAAATAAGCTCTATTGATAAGATCCTTAGCATGTTGCTGGACACCAATAGCATTAGCGAAGGTTGAAGAAGTCAAAGCAACCTCATTCAACTCTCGCAATAGCTCATTAGTTAACTGTAAAAAAGTAGTAGCCATTATTTTTTATGAACCTTTTGTATTTCAAAATTAGCAGTAAGCGAAGCACCTTTATGTGCTTTAAACTTACCTTCATGCTTCATAAGCTTATAAGACTTACCACTTTTCATCCAGTGATAGCCTTTAGGCGCTTTAACTTTCATCGTCCTTTAGGCAAGCTTTTGTTATAGCCAGCCATCTTGTTACAAGCTGATTCCATTGCATAAATATCTGAACCACCTTTCATTTTACCACCGTGACCTTTCATAGCACGACCACCATACATCATACCTTCGCGCTTGCCACCCATCATCATTTGACTACGCATACTACCCATCATGTCTTCATCCATCTTAGACATACCCATAGCAGCTTTCTTACGCTCCATTCCACCATACATCATCATGCTTCTCCCTGTGTACTCATTAGGTACATAACCTTTTTTTCTAGGTACTTTATTCATCAGTCTTGTTCCATAGAAAAAGTTTTACTTTTATCTCTAGCTGCCTCAAACTCTGTAGCATACTGCGATGTATCTACATCTTTTCTAAAGATTCGTTCATAGTTATCTTTGTACTGCGAAAGATTCATTCCTTTGCGAAATCTACTATCTTTACTTACGATAGCTTTACGGAACATCATAGGGTTTTCATTAGAACCAACTTGAGGCATAGTTAAATCTCCAGTAAAGGAAAGGGGCCACCTAAGCAGCCCCATCCAGTTTAGTCGATGCCGTAGAAGGCAGACACAAGAGCTTCAGGGCGAAGTACCTGTGCGCCGTATACGTGCAGACCACGAACAATATCACCAAAGCTATCTGGATCACGGATGACCTCAGTGCTGGTAATAGTTTGTGCAGTAGCCGTAGAAGACATGTGACCAGCCAAGCATTGTCCAGCAGCGTTAGTCGTTGCAGCAATGTTGTTAGTTTTGTACATATCAAAACCACGAAGCTTACCAGAGCTTACCAATCCATTGCGGATTGAGCCTTGGCCTGCGTTGTAGTCAACTGACAAGAGCTTAGAAGAACTCTGAACAAGTACTTCGTAAAACTCTGGATTAGCAAGGAACCAACGTCCTTCTTCTGGTACGTTTTGCTCATCAAGCAAACGAGCCATGCGAGAAAGAACATCAATAGGATCATGCTCACTGCCAGCAAAACCAATGTCCAAGTTACCAGTACCATCAAAAGTACCAGCAGCAAGGTCAGTAGCGTTGTCAGAACCAAGAATGTGGTTAGGGCTAGAAGCCGACACACCAGCAATCATCTCAGCAATAACACCTGCGTCAAAAGCATCACGCAATGCGTAAGCCGCTGAAGAGGTTGCTACGTCACGGAAGTTGACATGAGACATATTTGTTTCAATATCATCAACGATGAATTTGAAAGCATTTGCAACGTCAACGATCAAAGTAAGCTCTTGATCGGTTAGTGCAGTCTTTGTAATGTCAGCGCCACGCTCGTAGTTGACAACTGTGATTTCAGGTTCTTTGATGATGCGAACACTGTCACCAAACGCAGAGATTTCTCCAGCATAGTCGGTGTTAGTGATTGCTTCAACTACAGAAGCCTTACGGAAAAAGTTTAGTACCTGCTTGGAATAAACTTTGGGTAGGAAAAACGAATTAGTTTGTCCTGATACGGAGTTACCAAAGTTACCATTGGTATCCGTAGATTGCTCAAAAAATTGATCTGATACATTAAAAGCCATGTTAATATACTCCTAGTAAAACATTTATTTTACTACTCTGCCCTCCGACATAGCTTGACGAATTTCATCTTCGTATTTATCAAACTGGTCAAGGGACATCGCAGCGATTTCCCGTTCAGTCCAGATTTTAGGCTGCTTTGCATCTATGGATGTTGTTTTTGTTGATACCATATCTGCTGCACTGCCACGTTGTTGTGGCTGCTGTTGTCTGGGCTGTTGTGTTTGAGACATGCCAGTTTCTAACTTGTACAAGTCAATAGCTTTAGATGCTAACGTCACATTATCAGGATTATTGTAAATCCAATCTTGTATTTGTTCAGGTTGCTCTTTAGCCCACTCATGGAACTGCTCATCCCCTCTGAGGTCTTCAAAGTCAGGATGACGTTGTTTAAGTGTGCTTTCAGCTTCTCTACGCAATACTTCAGACTCACGTTGCCGCATAGACTGTAGTTGTGCTTCAAGATCTGCTACCTGTCGTTGACTCTGCATATGTGCTACAGATTCAACAGTATTATACAAGTCAGGATACTCCTGCTTAAAACTCTCTAACTCTTCTTCAGACTTAGGGGGTGCATAAGCTGGTTGTGCTGACTGAGCCATCGCAGTTAGTTCTTGTTCTCTCTGCTTAAACTCTGCAAGCTTATCATCATAATGTTTTTTTAAATCATCGTAACGCTTTTTGTAGTTAGTTCTTTTACGAGGTTGAGCTTCTTCTTCAGGGGCCTCTTCTGGGGTAGCCTGTTGTTGCTCTGGGTAAAATAATCCATCTGCATCACCCATTTTAGGTTTGTCAGGCGTATGCCAAGGCTTACGCGCATTATAAGGATTACTAACTTCTTCTTGTACTTCTGCCATTCTCAATCTCCTTCACGGGGCTTGTGTCTTGCAAGGTAGCCATTATTAACTCCGTCGAGTAAATGGGGCTTGTCTTACCAAGGTAGCCGTAAAATTATCGAAGGCTGGGCATCCTGTTGGCTCCCATCATAAGCTTCTCAATTTCTTCTTTGGTCTTGCTCATTCCGGGATCTTCTTTATCCATCATTCCACCTTCAGCCATCATTACACCGCCATCATACGCACGTTCAGCATCATCCATCATTGTTTGAAGCTGATCCGCACCAATCTGGTCAGTCGCTTTTTTGGTAAATACAAACTCACCGTCGCTTAAACGCGCAGGTATAGAGTCTGATACACCAGTTCCGGGGCCGTCTACTTCGCCAGCACCCGAAAATTCTGAAGCAGTTGCAATTACTTTATCTAAAATGTCTGATAAACGATCATCGTTTTGTAACGCACCTGCTAAATACATTTGTTCTTCGTCGTTAAGGGATTCATCCATAACGTACTTAATATAATCTTCTTCCATTTCATCGTCTGGAAGTTGTGAGGCCAGTGCTTCATCCATCTCATCATCGGGGATGTTTGGATAAGTGTCTACTGGCATCCCTTCTGGAGGCATCATCATAGAACCCCCTTCTTGAAAAACTCCACGGCCTTTCAGGACATCTGCCTGAGTAACCTCTCCATCGCCTGTAAGATCTGGAAACTTACCGCCTTCAGCTTTTCTTTCACGGGCCATACGCTCCTTGTCCATTTCTTTTAATGCAGCTATCTTAGTCATTTCACTTACATTGCTAGTGTCTCTAAGAAAGTTTTTCTCAATAGTTTGTCGTTGCTCTTCAGTTTCTGCTGCGGCTAGACTACGCTCAAACATGTTGTACATATCTTTGTAGCCTTGTACGGCATCGAAGCGTTCAACACCGCCCCTTTCTTTTTTACTACGAGGTGTCATATCTAAAACAACATCTTCTTCTTCAGTTGCTAGTGAAAAAGGAACAGCTTTCCCTTTATATTTAAAATGAGGCTGTCCTGCTTTCATAAATACATATTTAGTTGGATTCTTAGAAGCTTTTGAAAAAGCAGAATCCATAGTTCCTGAAGTAATGTCAGTAACTGTAGAAGTTTTATTTTCTTTTACTTTAGCTTCTTGTGAAGCTGATAATTTTCCTGCAAAATAACTAGCGCCCGATCCAAGCAAACCTAATCCTGCTGTTTTTGCAACTGCTTTACCTTTAGATTTTCTAGCATCTCTAGTAAGTTTACTTCCTCCAAAATCCTCTGCTATTTTTTGAAGTTCGGTTGGATCTGTAACCATAGATCTAATAACCTGAACTGTTTCTCCTAATACATTTTCTTTACCGCCACCACCTGCTTTGTAAGCAAAAACTTCTTCAATGTCCTTAACATCTTGAACAGTTACATCTTGATCTTTAGCAACCATTCTAAAAATATCTGACTTTTTCATTTTTGTAGTATCACGTTCTGACACTGCTTTTTCTACGTCATTATGTACAGCATTCATTTTAGACTTTATAGCTTTTTCACTAGAGTCTTCAAACAAGCTAAGTAAAGGCTTGGCTAGTTTTTTAACAGCAGCACCTGCAAAATACTGCTCACGCTCTGGAGGATTTAACATACTTTTATTCATATTCTTTCCTTTCTAAAGCCTCATCTACTTGAGCAGGTAAAGTTTCTAGCCTAGCCAGAAAATTCATCTTCCCCTGACTGCGGAACATTTCCTGTTCCGATGTTGCCGCCACCAGTACCTGTAACTCCAAGGTCTTGAGGCTGTTCAGGTACTCCTGCATCGCCTCCCATTTGGCCTTGTCCTTGGTCAGCGGGGCCAGCTTCCGGGCTAGGTGTTTGTCCAGCATTCTGCATTCCTATAATTTGTGCCATCATTGCGGCTTCTTCAGGGTCATTCATAAGCTCATCAGGGTCTAGATCAAGGCTGTAGGCCAGTTCACTAATAAGCTTGTTCATCTTAATAAATGGTGCTACAGCAGGATTAGCTGCGGTCTGAAGGAACATTGTAAGCCTTTGAGAGCGTACTTCCTTCTGCATCAAACTATTAGTGCCTGTAGCCTTAACTTCTAAATCACCCTCTGTGCCTAGCTTAGACTCTAGGAATTGCATATTCCATTGAAAGTATGCCTCCCCTAAAGGTTTTAACAAGAAGTCATCAAGATTCTTAATTACAGTCTTAATGTTTAGCGAGGCTGCACCAAGTAACATAGACATACCTGAAGCGGTACGTGTCATGCTTTGTACACCTGTCTGACCGTGACTGTAAGAAGGAATACCTGTCTGTTCATCTGCAAGCTGTCGGAACTTGTCAAACATTTGCATGTTTTCATTAGTTGTGTTAGGAAACTTCAAGCCGTTAATCGCTGTGCCGGGTACACCTGCTTGTCGCCTAAATACCTTACCGGGATAAATCTCCATGCTTTGACCACCTACAAGAGCAGTCTCATCCACATCAAATACTACTGAGCCTGATAGCGCAAGATTATCAATAGCCATACGTGCATGACCATTCATAATCTTTTGCGAGTCATCCATGTTTTCAGCTACGCCTATGCCAAAAAAGCTATAGGGGTTCTTTTCATAGCTAAATGCATGGTAAGGTATGCGGAAAGGTGTAAAGGGGTTTACAACAGCCCTAAGCATTTTACCACCGCATAACCAAGCATTTATTTGTACTTCATCTAGATCATCAATGTCTTCATCAATTTCCATGCCAACTTGTCGGCAGTACTCAGCGTCCATAACGCCCCAGTACTCAAGAACCTCAAACTGTTGTGAGCCGTATTCATCATTACGATTATCATCTTTTAGTTCTTGTTCGTAATCTTTTTCTACATAGTTAGGCCCTAGCTGAAGGCACTCACGTATAGCTTCTTTGTCAAAGTAAGGCATCTTACCAAGACTACGAAGCTGAGTACGATTCATTCTGTGGCGATGGAATACATATTCTGCTTCATTAATATTTGTTGCGTTGGGGTCTGGGAAAAAGTCCCAGATGCTGACAAACTCCAAGCGAGGCACCCTAACATCAACAGGAGAGTAAGTTCTATCATTGCCCTCTCCTTTAGTCCATCTGTGTAGTGTTTTGTTGAAGTTGAATGGCCCTTTAACGATTCCTGTGCCGAATAAAGCCGATTCAAATAACGAGTTTCTAATTTCACTAGCGCCGTTTGACTCCTCTATCTGATCATGTATAATCTTTTCCATGCGCCTTGCAGCTTTTTGTGCAGGACTAATTTCAAGAACTTGTGGGTCTGGTGAAGGCCCTTCTTTTAACATTTCTTTTTCTTCTGCTAGTTTGTCAAGTTTAATATCTTCAAACTTACCAGTAGCAAAAGTAGCTCCGGGTTTCAAAACACGCCCATCACCTTCATACCCTATATCGTAAGGATTATCTACAACCGCATCTTGACCTTCATCTTCTGGCGGTGCAGAAGTTTCAAGTCCCGGTTCGATGTGGGCGTGTTCTGAAGTTCCTTCGGGTACTTTAGTTTCACTAATACCGATAGGAAACTTATTAGCCCCGAATACGACATCTACTAATTGACCAAACGCAGCAAGCACTTTAGTCTTTGTAACTTTTACAAAAACTCTAGACTTCTCTGACTCACGGAACCTAATATTTTTACCGTATAATCCACGGTAGTTATGATAGGCTGCAAGCCACCGCTGCTCATCTAAGTCTCTTGCATTTTCAGCAGATATAAATCTATCTTTAATTAAACCTGTAAGATTATTCTTTAGGTTTTCTTCAAGAGTTAAATTTATACCCTGCTCATTTTCTACTTCTTCAAAGTAAAGAGCGTTAGATGTTAAATTAGTTTCAGCCATTATTAGCTAGGAGTTACACCAAGATGCTGAAACTCAACAATAAACGTAGCTGTAGTAGCCGCTGTTGCCAAGTCATTAGCAAGAGGCTTTAGTCGAATATGTAGAGTACGTGCAGCAGAGCTATATAGTGATGCTGATAACGTCATAGCCTCTGACGTAGCTGGGCCACCGCTCATGGTTGAAAAAGCATTAGCTGCTGCTGGAATACCATTAGCAATAATGTAAAGAGGCGTATTAGCTGTAATCGTTACAGCAGAGCCACCATCATCTGCAATGGCTTTTTCATTAATAATCTGACCACCGCCTGCGGCTGTACCCAAATCAAAATCAATATCATCACCTGATGCACCAGCAGTAACCAAGTTACCGTTAGCGATCATAATAAGATTTTTGATTGAAGTGTCAGCAGGTTGAGTAAAGCTAACATCATAAGTAGCGTCTGCTGTCACTGCAATAGTTCCTGTAGTAACAGAAGTAGCTGATGTAATTACATTATCAGCAAGTTCTCTGACATCGCCTGTACGGGCTGAATTACGCCCTGTATCTCTAATAGCAACAACTGGATTTGACATTTATGTTCTCCTTTAATATCCAAATTCTGAATCAACTGGTGTATAAGCCTGTTCCATTCTCATGTGTCTAAATTGATTAAATATATCATTAACCTTTGGTCTTGACATAATCAGATAACGCAAGGCATCATAAGCATGGTCAGGTGCGTGGGTATCCACATCTTCAGGGTTAGACTTATCTAATGGTATACTTTGTAGCTCACGTATCAAGTTAGGACAGGTGTTAAATATTTGTATCTTTGGCCTTCCACTTGGTTGAACTCGCAAGTATTCATGTAGTTGAATCTTACCCTGAATCCTATTTTTATCTGCTCTACGCAGCTTGTGGCCTCCACGCTGAAGTGTCTCTCCAACTGTAGGGCCTGTTGTGCCTGTTCTATTCCATGCTGCTGTATCTAATACGCCTTGAATAGAAAAAGGATCTTCTAGCTCCATGTTTGTAATCATCTGAGCCAGATCAACACCTGTAAGTCCTTTACGGTATAGCTCTCTATAAATTATTAATGTGCCATCGCTGGGATCAACACAACCCCAAACACAAGCACTTTCAGAAGCATAACCATAGTCAATACCTTTTATTCTTTCCCAACCTATTGGTATTTCAAAAGGTGTTATAACGTGTGTCATTACATCAAACTCTGTAAAGGCAGCACCCTCTGTAATATCCCAGTTACCTTCTAGAAGCTGCTTACGCTGTACATCTGGTAAAGCATTTAGCATCTGTTCGTATCTACCATCTTTAGCAAGATACGGATTATCTTCTAGTCTGGCTGGTATAAAACGTCGTGTCAATCCATCATGGCCTGTAAAGCTTTCATTAGGCTCTGATGGGTTCACATAACGCTTCTTTACCCATGTTGCACCAGCACCACCGGGGTTAGCTGTACAACGCATATAAGGCGTAATATCAGGGTCTGTAGTACGCAGTCTAGATGATAGGTAGTTCCAAGAAAACTCTGTTGATAAGTGTGTTATCTCATCAAACCCTATCCAAGAGTATGCTTGACCCTGATACCTGTATACATCTGCATCCCGCTCTAAGAAGCCAAACTCTAGTTTAGCACCAGAGGGGAATGTCCAAATCTTTTCAACTTCTCTAAACTTACAACCGGGAAAAGCCTTGGGATATAACTCCCTAGACTTATCTATAAGCTCCCTCAGTTCAGGCATTGAGCGTCTTAGTATTAACGCCCTGTGAGCAGCCCTGTGAGCGAATCTGAGGGGATCTACGAGCATAGCATAGGACTTACCACCCCCTGCTGCGCCACCATACAATACGTCCGTTTCTGGGGCTGCTAGGAAGTCTGTCTGCGGCCCTTCATTCGGTCTGAAGATAACTTTATCTTCTATTACCTTTTTTGTATTAGGAGCTAATAGATCTAGCTCATCTTCTGTCAGAACTTTACCAGTATCTGTAGAAGCTTCTAAAGGCTCATCTAACTTAGATTGAACCTTAGTTTGTTGATTAAGTGTAGCCTTTGCAGACTTTAATTTTTTGTCAAGTATTTCTATGCGCTTTTGTTTTTCTTTTACAGAGCGCCTAGCAGCTATCTGAGCCTTTTGTTTCTTACTATAACGGTACTTAGGTGATTGACCCTGATCCTCTCTTTCTTCCTTGACGTACTTTGAGAGGCCCTGTACCGATATAGAGTAACCTTTAGACTCTACAAATAGTTTACCTTCACGTATAGACTTATACTTTCCAGCAACAATTCCTTCTACTACTTCTTTTAAAACTTTGTACTTCTTTTCATCACGTACAAAAAGCTTATTCTCTACATCAGCGGTGTAACCAAAAGGAGCAACACCCTGTGTACGAGGTTTAGTCTTGGGTAACTTCATACTCACCCTCTACAACAGCCTTAGCTGGGAGAATGAATAACGATCCACCTTCAGCTTCTACGTTTACCTCAAGCCTATCTTGCTTGCCAAGACCTGTACGATCCAAAATAGTCTGTGCTGCCTGTAGTTTTACATTAGCTTGTGGCATAGGATCATCAGAATCTAAAACCTGTACAAGCTTTAAAGCAGCTTTGGGTGCAGACTGAGCTAGGATTTGAGAGGCCAGTTCTATTATTTCATTCTTTAAAGATTTTATAACTTGAAAATAGCTACCTTCGGCATATCCTGCTAACTCTGCTGCGTACTTTGGATCACCTCCTGTCTCAACTAGACATCTTAAAAACTTTTCTTGTTTTTCGGTGAGTTCTCTTTCTTTGTTAGTCTGTGGTAAATATGAGTTCATGTGGTACAGTATAGGGTCAGATTGAGAGTTTGTCAAGTCTTTTTTTAAATATTTTAAAAATAACTTGACAAATGTGAAATTCGACCCTATACTATAGTAACAGCCGCCGAGGGTGTAAGTATGTATTATATAGATCTCAATATATGTACTTTAAAGCTTTACAGGTGAGCCGCAATATGTGAAGACTTGACAACTTGAAAAGCTTTCAAAATGTATTTGATTTAGTATATATATACCCCACCCCCCACGGCCACCTGCGCCCCCGCACGCGCCTACGCGATACGCGCACACACACGACACACGCATAAAGGCCGCACCATCTTCACAAGCCCTCACAAGCTTTTGAAGCCTTCACGCGCAAAAGCCTAACAAATGTTAGATATTCCTTTAAGGACTCAAAAGCTTTCCAAGTATTCCAAAGCTTTGACAATCTTGTGGCGCGTTTAAAAAGCTTGTAAAGGTTAGTGACTACTCACAAACTTTCAAAGCTTTTCAAATACTTGGCACGTTTATTGCATTCTCCCAAGCTTCCCAATACCCCTATTTTTTTTCCTATAATAGGTACAGCTTTTCAGTACTGTACAAACATTCAGTACCTATCCTCTCCCCGCGTTAACTTCTAGCCTTGCAAGCTTTTCTTTTAAATCTTTTAAAATACTTACAAGCTTTTTCCCCAAGCTTTTCAAGTACTTACAAGCATTCCCAATAGGAATATAACCTAGTCCAAATAATCACTATATTTGAAAACGTGCATCGGCTTATAAAATCACCCAAGCCAATAACGGCTAAACTTTTGAGGGATCAAAACAATGGATAAGAAAGAAATACGCAGCATCGCTACCGCTATTAAAACGCTAGACAATAGAAACGCAACAATAGCATCAAGATTGTTTGAGGTTCTAAAGCCAGCGATTAACAGTAACGATAAAGCAGCGTGGAAACAGGCCACCAAGGAATTCGCGCAGGCTTTAGGCTTTAAGAGTATGAACGCCTATACAGAAGAAAAGGGCGGCAGTTTGGCCCAGCGTGTTAGCGAGTTTACATGGTCGGTTGAGGGCGTAGAGTATGCGCTAGAATCCTATGAGGATTACTTGCAGGCCAAGGCCGATATGGCAGAAGCCAAGAAAGCCGCAAAAGATGAGCCAACGGACGGAGACATTGCCGAAGCTCTAGAGGCGACAATGATGCAGCCGACAGAAAAGCTTTTGGCACTGATAAACGCGCTCAAAGCAGCTGCGGCATTGCCTGCCGAAGATCAGGACGCACTAGCGGATGCACTGTCACCATTAGTTAAAGTATAGGGTAATCCCTCGCGCCCTAGGCATGGCGCTAAACTGCCTACGCTAGACACTAGCCAATAGCTACCGTATGGTGGTTATTGAGTAGTGCCAAAGCATTACAAGCTTGCCAAGATAGCGGAGGGATCTCCCTTGGCCCGGAGCAAGTGAAATAAAAACCTAACAAATGTTAGAAAATTTTGAGGGATAGAAAATGTTCAATACAGCGATGCTAGTGATATCCGCAATCATCACATCAATCGTTCTGATGTGGTCGGGTATCTGTTTGACGTGGGCATACTACGCCACCGATATGGTGGTGCATGATATGTTCTCTGTTATTGGGCCTATGTTTGTGGTTGTAGGCTTTGCGTCACCATTTGCAATCATCGAAGAATTGAGGTAAAACCTAACAAATGTTAGGAAATGTGAGGGTAAGAAAATGACAATGGCTGAAAAGTTTTGGGAATGGCAACACCGTTCACGCATACGCTGGAAGTATGACGATCACGGCGCTCTAGTCCGACAGTTTGATGAAGGTGCGGAGGTAAAAATTTTTACCAAGCCGCCTTACGAAGTGTATGACGAGCACACATACGTGACATTCAGCGATGGTTCACGAACTAATTTCAATTACAAGGGTGAAGGAGGCTACTATTGAAGCATATAACTTTGACAGGTTACTATGCAGGCGCTACGGTTTGCGGAGTTGCCAAGGGCATAGAGGGCCACAGCTACGCCCACGCTGGCGACTGGCTAGACAACCCAGAAATTTTTGTTTGTCCTAAGTGCCGCGAGGTTTGGGACTCATTGGAGGATGAGGATGAAACTACTTGATACAACAGGCGGTAACGCCAAGCTCAAGAAGAGTGATAAGAGTAGCCAAGAATACAGGCTTGCAGGTTTATCACTCATGCCCGACGATATACTCTGTCCCTATCGGAACGTGGCAGGCTGCGCCAAGTCTTGTTTGGAGTCAGCAGGCATGGGCGTATTCTCAAATGTCAAGGCAGGCAGGCAACGAAAGTCTGATTGGTGGCATGGTGATCGGGCTGGGTTCCTCGACAAGCTTCGCAAGGAATTGACAAACTTTGAGAAGCTTTGCAAGCGCCAAGGTGTGAAGGCGGCGGTGCGGCTCAATGTATTGTCGGACATACCGTGGGAGAAGCATGGGATACCACAGGAGTTTCCCGATATTTTCTTCTATGACTACACCAAGAATGCGTCAAGGCTGGGTAAGACTCCATCTAACTATGAGTTGATGTTCTCTTATAGCAATGAGCCTGCCTATCAGAAGGTAGTGGTCAAGGCTTTGAAGTCTGATGTGCCTATGTCGGTGGTGTTCCGTAATGGTATGCCTAAGTACTACAAAGGGCGCAGGGTGATTGATGGCGATGCGTCAGACCTTGTTAACGTCAAGGCAGGCAAAGTGATAGTCGGCTTGGTTGCCAAGGGCAAGGCCAAGAAGGACGAGGGTAACTTTGTTGTTGATAATTTGATCGCAGTAGGGTAAAACCTAACAAATGTTAGGAACTTGGAGGACAGATGAATAGGACTGATAAGGCAATAGGAAGGAGGTCGGCAGGCTCTTATGGCAGGCCAAGAAATGCCAGCAAACGTCGAGGCTACAACGCCAAACGTGCAGGCAACAAAGCGATAAGGAAGGCAGGTAAGAAGTATGACATTTAATTATGTGGTTGAAGTTCACTACCGTGACGGTACAATGAAGTCCAAGTTGTTCACAGGCCCATCAGCCTTTGACAAGGCGAACAAGTACCATGAGGCAAATCGCTCTAGCTGGGGTGGCTTGGTGAAGCAAGTTATAAGTAAGAGGATCTGAGATGATTAAGATAGATGGTATGCAGATAGATTTTAAGCCTGAGAACTACAAGACTGCTGCGGGTGCAGCCAAGGCTTTGTATTCGGAGCTTGTAAAGCTTGCAGTTGATCTAGGGCAGCGTGAGTCTGAGGTTATGCTGATGAACCCTGAGAGGACAGAGCAGTACTCAGGCAGCAAGCAATGGGCGGTAGTGTGGGAGGCTGGGCCGTATCAGTGGGCTATACCTGCATCAATGGAGATTGGTGGGCCTTTTGGCTACACTGAGCCGTACTACTCTTTTGATTTGCACTTTGTTAATTAGGAGTTGAGCAATGAAAGTACTTGTAGCGTGTGAGTCTAGCGGCACAGTCCGTGAAGCTTTCAGGAAACTTGGGCATGAAGTTTGGTCTAATGATCTGTTGCCTGCTGATGATGGTAGCGAGTATCACTTGCAGATGGACTGCGAGGAGGCTATAGGTTGGGACGATTGGGATTTGATTATCATGCACCCACCCTGTACAGCCTTAGCGGTCAGTGGCAACTCTACCTATGCGAAGGGAATGCCTAAGCATGACGAGCGTTTGCGGTCGATTGAGTGGACTACAAAGCTTTATCAGTTGGCTATTATTGCCTGCGACAAAGTGTGTATGGAGAACCCTGTGGGGGTGCTACCATTCAAGCCAACGCAGTATGTACAGCCTTGGATGTTCGGTCATGCTGAGTCTAAAAAGACAGGCTTGTGGTTGCATGGCTTGCCCAAGCTGGGCGATACTAACAATGTTAAGGAGGAGTATGACAAGCTTCCAAGGCGTGAGCAAATGAGGCTGCATTACCTGCCACCCTCAGAGGATAGGTGGAAGATACGCAGCAAAACTTTTCAAGGTCTAGCAGATGCTATGGCTTCACAGTGGGGTTGATATGAAAAAGTTTAAGGTTGAGATTCAGACAATAGTTACGAACACTTACTATGTTGTTGCAAAAGATTGGGAAGAGGCAGAAGAGATTGCCTTCAGCGGTGGTCTACTGCCAGCACACAGTAAGGAATATGAAGGCGGTATAGACAGTGAGGAGGTAGAGGACTATGGACTTGTACGATGATAAGTTTTGGGAGTGGATGGCGCAGTGTCCAGTGGAGCATAACGCTGATCCAGACAACGTAGATATGTACGGTCAGCGGTTAGCAGGTGTTAACTTTTTTGTGGAGGAAGATGATGAGGAGTCCTAAGTATGTGTTCACCCGTATACCTAATGACGAGGCCGGGCGTGAGCTAGTGGAGCGGATGCGTAAGTATCTGAACAGAGATAGGTATAGCCTACGGGTGCGTGGTCAAGGACTTGTTGACGGTGAGAACTGGAGGCGGTATGCTTACGGTCAGCCCTTGGAGAAGTCCAAGTACATTAGAATTTATGTAGAGGAAAAAGCTAGTGAGCAATAGAACTAAGTTCGGTAAGACTGTGAAGGTGGAGCAGCCATACGCTACATTCACCAATGCACAAGGCTGGGAGTGGCGTGTACTGAAGACGTACCAAGCTGCAAAGAAGGAGAAAGATAATCCTTATGCACGATGGTTTGTTGCAGCCAAGTCACCTTTGACGTATGGTAGTTGGGAATACGGCGACACATACAGCCGTGAGATAAAAGAATACGGAACATTAGAATCCGCAACACAAGAATGGTTAATGGAGTACGGAATATGAATTTTCATAATGTAAAGAGCATCAATGTTGAGCGCGACTTAGAGAATGGCTGGACTACTATCAGGGTCACTAGGCATGAGACTATTGCTGTAGAGTCGGATGAGGCTCAATCTATTGCTGCTGATTTTGGTATTAATAGGTTCGATATGCAGAGCCTTGTTAGGGAACTTAACAGGAAAGGTACAGTGACAGATGAGATCACCTTCTTTCATGTTGCTGAGAAGGACATTGGTATAACTGTGGAGACTAAAGGATGAGTGAAGATATATGCTGGGTGGAGGCCCACAAGGGCCACCCTGACGCACCTTGGAATCAGCCCGATGATGATGATCTGACCTTTGAGTTTGAGGTGAATATGAGCCTTACTGTGAGGGCTAGGGACAAGGACGATGCACAGTGGTTGGTGGAGACTTTGATAAAGCCCTCACCAGACTTGCTTGATACAGAGATAACAGGAATAATGGAGATCTAAAATGATTTATAGAGTAAGAAAATTCAAGACGCGCTATGGCTTTAATGAAGGTCGATGCTACACAGGCATTCACTTTGGCAAAAGGTCATGGTACTTTCCTCACCATGAACGTGGAGGCTTCTTCTTTATCACAGATAAGAAGGGTCGCACCAATGTGAGAAGGGCTGCATAGGAACTCTCCTGCCACCTGAGTACGTGGATAAACTGCTCACCTTTAATCTGGAGATTGACATGGATAATATAGATATATTTGTGGATCACTTTGTGATTCATTCTGAGAGTCGGCAGGCTCTGATACTCAATGCCCGTAGTGCAGAAGAGTTTAAGAAGCAACTGCGTACTCTTGTACACAGAGAGATACGTCAGACTCTTTCAAAAGAAATCAGTTCTTTTGAGGAGGAGATCGTGAAGTCTAAGGGTGTAAAACGTGAACGCCTTATTGATGGATCTAACGCCCTGAGGGATCTTAGAAGTGATCTCTTATGGGCTAAGGTTAAGAGAGGCATGGCTGTATGAGTGACACATTCTATAGGGCTATCAAGGCTCAAGAAAAGCTTGATGATATTTTCATCAATAGGTACTGGCCTGCTGGTGCCACTGAGCCGCCACCTAAGAGGGTATCTGATGCTATCTATTGGAGAAGGCATGGACTTAGCTACGGTGAAATAGCTAGGGAGATGGGTACTTCAAAGGACGTAGTTAAAAGTATTTTAAGGTACACATGATGCGTAACATCATAGAGCTATGTAATCATATTCTCCTGTATACTGCTGTGTACTATGAGGGTGCGGCTGTAACAGATGATGTCAGAGAAGACGCACTAAATCTGTGCATGAAGTATGGTGATGACTTTTGCATAGGTTTTATTGAGAACTACTTACAAGTATCAAAGGAGGAGTACAGTGATAGTTTATAAAATGGGGGATAGTATGGAACCAGAAGAAGAATACTACTACTACACCGGGGAGCTTGAGGATTTTGAGGAAGGCATCAGAGAAGAGAGAAGGCAGAGGGTTATGTCTGAACTTTTTTCATCGGTAGATGATTTTTTTTCCGACACCCCTGAAAATTTATGATAAAATATTTTTTAAGTTTTGAAAGGAGATAATTTAAAATGAGTGCTGTAGACACTAGAATGGAGTTCTGTAGTGAGGTTGATGATTGGTGGTGTCAGTTGTTTGCTCTGCGTATAGGAGCAAGCCCACCTTCAAGTAGGTTAAAGATTAAGTTTATATCTTTTGTTGAAGATCGTTGCTCTGAGGTAGGTTCTTGGAGGATACGTGACGATGATCTTACTGCATTGTTTGTTGAGTTTGTTGATAAGCTTGGAGATGGCTGATGTTATTTGAAGTAACCTCAGAAGATTTTGAGGCATTCAAGAGGTCGAATATTATTGGGATGTTGTACACTAACAAGTCCACATATGATCTGAAGCTTGACTATTACGGCAAAGGCCGACATTGCTTGGAGGTAGACGATGGTATAGATGCTGACCTTGAATGTGTTGTAGCTGAATTTTTTCTTGACCAAGCACCTCATCCGTGCTAGTCTTTTACACACGCTAACAAAGGAGAAACTTTATGCGTATGATTGATGGTATCCCACAGGTGTTAACTGGAGAAGCATTTTATCCCCATGTAAAAGTACCTGTCCCTAACTTCAGCGGTGATCGCAATGGGTATGAGATTAACCTAGCGGTATCGGATGAAGTCTATGAGCAGTTTATTGCTGCTGGCTTTAACGTCGGTATCAAGGCTGCTGGGCGTTCCAAGTACACTGAAGATCCAGTGATTCATTTCTATCAGTGGGAAGTAAACGGTAAGGGTGAGAAGAACCCTGTGCCTAAGCTTGTTGACACTGACAAGAATGAGATTGATGTGCAGATTGGTAACGGCTCAAAGGTTGCAGTGCAGTGGCGTTCAGCCGTGTACGGCCCTAACAAGCAGTACAAACGTGCAATCCTTGAGAACGTACAGATCTTGGATCTTGTTGAGTATGGTCAGGGTGCTGCTGGCGAAGCTGCACTAGCATTTTAGAGGATCTATTATGAGTGAAGAAGCTAAGGGCTGGACTTTTACAGCCGACGATGGAACCTATGCCGTAGAGAAATTTACGGATGAGGGTAAGCTTGCATTCAATCTTTTGCTGGAGACAGACAAAGAGTTGAGGGCAGCACAGAAGACTGTGGCTAAACTAGACATGGCTCTCAAGGGGTTTAATAGTGTTTTAGCAGCACAGTTAACTGAAGAGATGCTAGTGGTGGAGGAGAAGCCAGAGCCATTGGACTCTATGGACTAAACTGAGGGGGCTGCAAGGCCCCTTTCTTTTATGGAGACTTAGATGTCTTTTATAGAAACTCACAAGCCCTGTTCAGTATGCAATAGCAGTGACGGAGCAAGCATCAATGAGGACGGTACTGCCAAGTGCTTTTCTTGTGGAACATTTTATACTTACGAAGGGGGAGAAATGATACAAGCCCCAAAACTTGTAAAAGATAATGTCGCAATAACTGAAGGAGACTTTAATGCTTTGCATGACAGAGGAATATCGCTGACAACTGCAAAGAAATATGGTGTTAGATCAGTAGTAAATTCAAAAAATGAAGTATCCCGACACTTCTACCCCTACTACAACGGATCTGAAGAAGTCGCATATAAGACTAGGTTTGTTAGTGACAAAGGCTTCACAGCCTCTGGCCCTATCTCAGAGTGTGGCTTGTTCGGACAACACACTGTCGGTGATAAGGGTGGTAAGTACATCACCATTACTGAGGGTGAGTGCGATGCTATGGCAGCTTACGAGTTGCTGGGTTCTAAGTGGCCTGTGGTATCTGTTAAGAATGGAGCGCAGGG